TGTCCTAATGGTGGATCTAAAAACTTGCTGTTGTACTCATCCAGCTTGTCTTCCCAGAAATCATCTCCATATCGTTTCCGGAGGTACACCCCGATATTGAACAGCCCATTGTTCCGACTCCCCTCCCCGAATCCCCGTTGCTGGGCTAGGTGCTGGAGACAGGGGGGTGCCTCAACCAGATAGTCTTGGACATCCTTGGAGATGGGTATGACCCTCTCTTCCAAAGATTCAAGATCCACCGCCATCAAGTCAGCTAGATCAAGGAACTCCTCTGCATTCAGAGCCTTGCCATCATACAACGCATATCGGTTGGTATCAGTTGCCCTGAAATAGGGCATGTTGATCCAGTTTCCAAAATCATTATCCCCGGCCAGCCGAGTTTGCTTGGGGAATACTTCCACCCCGGAATAGCCTAGTACCAGACTCCATTCCATCAACTTCTTCCGGACAATCTTGGCTGGTAGATCCTCACTGGCAAACAAATACAAGTGTGCTCCACCACTCTTGGATCGGCAAAGGATCAGCGGCAACTCTCGTTCCACCAGTGCCTTTGACAACTCCTTTAGATCACCCTTATACTCGTCAATATCTATGGCACCAAACCTCACCGTGGCATCATCCCGTATGGGTACAATTCCGATGCCAAGCTTACCAGCAAGGTGCCCCTTCCAAAGGTCCAGGGTTATGGGCTCGCGCACTGTATTGGCATGTCCACCCAACTTCCCTCTTGCATTTGTTGTTCCACGCTCCTTGTACTGTCCGTGTGCCCTGGATAGTCCGGAAAACCTATCCAGAAACCGTTCCTCAATCGTCATCTATCCACACAGACGGGAAGTGGGATTGGCCGAAAGGTGTGAACCCTCCGGCCAATCCCAATTGATTGGATTAGCTGATTACCTCCTCAGATCTCGTCATTATCCCCGTCAGAGTCCTGCTGGACAGAGGAGTAATTGGCCTTGGCAGCACCAGAGGTTACCATCTCGCGAAGTCCCTTGGCAGCCTGGTACACATCCGAGTCCTGTTCCAGACGGGCACTGTTCGTGCTGCCACCATCAAATGAGATGGACCATCCGTGCCACTTGCCCTTGTTGTTGGACTCCTGCTTGGTCGTCAGCCGATAGGCATGGCTGAAGAGAGGGGGATTGATCCTCTGACCAGAGGAGGGGGAGCGAACCATGATCCCACGCGCCTGAGTCATCCACCGCTTGTAGTGCTTGATCTGGGTGGAGGAGAAAGCAATGATGGCCGGGTCAAAGGAGCCATCTTTGTGAACCAGCAACCCGAACACTGTGAACGTCTCCACCAGGTCATTCCCATCCGGACTCTCCAGACGTCCAAAGGCTCCTCCCCGGCGAGCCTTGATCACAATCGGGTCATCCGGCTCATACACCCCGGCAAAGCCGCCACCCTGATCTCTCGGGACCCACTCCACAAAATTGTGAACCCGGTGGACTGGGACAAACAACACCCCGGACTTCCCATCATAGACTTCCTGCGTCACCGTGTTGAGGACTGCGCCTGCCTTGGCCCCGTCAATGTACCCAGGCTCATCCTCATCCACCTGCGGAGAACCGGATTGGAGGATGGCCAGGAATGGGATGGCCAAATCTTCCTGACCAATGTCCTCAAACCCAGCACCAGCATCCTCCCCATAGTCGATCTCCGGGAGCAGATCCTTGCGCTCCTCCTCCTTCTTCACCACTGACTTGCCTGTTGTGGCTTTTGCTGCTGGTGCTGGTTTCTTTCCTGCCATGATCCTGTCTCCTGTGTAATTGCTTCGCTGTGCCAGTTTATTAGAGAGTCCGCACAGCATTCAAGACTCTATTTGATCACAGTGAACTGGCGAATGAACACACTGAAAAGATCCATCGGGAAGTCCTCCCCGGACTCAATGCGCTCCTTGACAAATGACTTGAGAGTTGAGTGGTGGACAGAGGACTTGTCCTCAAGATCCAGGTGGGGAAACTTCTTGACTATGTGTCCGGAAACTTTCTCTGCAAGCTTGTCCTCTCCCCGCCCAAATTTGGCGGTGATGTTGCGCTTGATTATCCCGTCAAATTGGTTTTCCCGGAGCCAGGAGAATGCGGCGTGCTGGTTGGTGCTGGATATAGAGGAGTGATATGAAACAGCAATTGCAACCTTCTTCCCATCCTTCATTGAAAAACTCTCCAGCCCTTCGATGGACATTGCCTCCGGCAGGTCATTCTCTGACAGCACCCGAAGCTCCTCCTGGAGGGACTTGAGGTGTGCTTCGACCTTGGCAATCTCCTCTAGCAGAGCCACCTGCCGCTCCGCCATTCTCAGTATTCTTTTCAGCTCACTCATTCTCTCGTTCTCCCTTTCTTTGTGCTATGATGGTGTGTGAAGGCAAACAGGGAACTCGATGTATCGGCGCTCCAAGTTGTTCCATGAGAGAAGCTTGAGCAGCCCACCTGTATTTCGGGCAGCAATACAGGTTGCAATGGCCATGGCATTCGGGTTTCCAGTCACCAGAATGTAGTCCACACTCGAATAGTCCTTCAACTGGAGTGTAAGAAACTTGACCAAGGACTCTGGATCTGAACAATCATCTGACCAATTCAACAGATACCGAACCTCCCCATATTTACGCGCTGGAGAGATATCAAACTTGGGCCTGACCTCACCGCTGACCCGATCCCTCATCAAAGGTTCCTGTACAACGTAAACAATGCTCATATCCAAGCCCTCTTTGGATCCCCTGTGATTAGATCGGCCAGACTTTGATCGCTGCGCAATGCTCGAATAATCTTCTCATCAATCGTATCTTCTGCCACAATGTCTGTGTACAGAACACTTGTGGTGCGCTTCCCACTTTGTGCCCGGTCCTCTGACTGGCGGCGCGTTTCCAGCCCGAAGTAATTGCTGTAATAGATTACATTGTCAGCAGCGCTGAAGTCTAGTCCTCTTCCAGCCGCACGCTGATTGGCCACGAGGTATGGCACCTTGCCGCGTTGAAACTCCTCCTTGGCCACCAACTTGTCCCTGTGAGATTGGGCTCCGGTATACATCAAACACTCTTGGCCCATTGACTGAATCAACTCAGAAATCAAGTAAATGTCCAGCTTGAACCTAGCCCAGATGATGGCCTTGCCTTCCGATCTCTCCAGGATGTATTTCAGTGCCTCAATCCGGGGATTGGGTCCGGGGATAATCCGTTCCGGTTGCACTTTGCCTGTGTCATCCTCCTCCGCAGAGTATGCCTGTCGCAATATCCCTTCCTCAGTCGGGACATACCCGGAACTGATTTGCTGGAGCCGGAGGAGTCGAACTAAGGTCATCGGAGCAGACACTACCTCCCCATCATCGAATAGGGTCAGATACTCCTCCCTCAACTCATGGTACATCCGGGACTGTTGCTTGGATAGCTCGATATAATGCTTGGTGTAGACTCTTTCCGGCATGTTGGGGAATGCCTGTTGCTGAGTCACTCGATATACATATGGCTCCAACAGCTTCCGAAGCTTGTCCAGATTCCGGTATCCCTCCAGCACGGGATAGCTCCGACCATCAGCAATCCGTTTCCGGGTCCAGACACCATACTCAGCCTTGAAGGCTGTGAAGCTGGCAGTGTCCAGTATGTGAGGAGAGAGGAAGTTGATCTGAGAAAATTGATCCATAGGCTTGCCAGGAGTCCCGGTAAGAATCCGGCGCATCCTAGCCAATCGTCCCAAGGCGCGTATTGACTTGGTGCGTTGGGAGCCGGGTGTCTTGATATCAGTGGACTCGTCAATGACCATCAGGCAACGACGTTTCTTCAGGAGCCGGGTGAGGTACTCCTTGCCTGCCTTGGTTATTGTGGCCTCAACATTGATGCAAAGAATGGACAGGCCTTGGAACTTGATCAGTGCCTCTTGCCTTTTCCGGAAGATGATGCTGTTTGACTGGGAGGATCGCCAGAGGAAGATCTGGTGCTTGATTTCCTCCGGTAAGTGAACCGGAATCTCATCCAGTGCCCAGTTGGTGTGGACTCCGTTCGGGGCCACCACTATTAGGCAGTCGATCCGATCCTGATGATAGTTGTACGCAGCAGTGTCAATCGTCAGCTTTGACTTCCCCGTTCGTTGCTCCATCCACAGGGCATAGTATGGCTTGTCTTTTGACAAGTCAAATCCTACTAACTGATGTGTGTATGGCTTGGTGCGGAACTGGTATGACACTGGAACGTTCTCTGTTTCTAGTTGAGTGATGGATCGTTATTGATTTGTCTGTTATGCTCCAACCTGGATTGAATCCGGGAAACTCTCTCCTTGGCTTCTTCGGATGTGTCTTTTTCGGATGCTGCCTTCAACCACCCGAAGAAGTAACCAATCACATAGGCCACCACCGGCATCCACAAAGCTGATGGCTCCCCGTAAATGCCGATGGCAATGCCCAGGATGATCAAGACAATCGTCTTCACCGGGACAACATCCTGAGTGAGCTAATGATAATGACCGCTACCCAAAGGACTATCACGGTTGCTGCCACCAACTCATAGTCCGATAGAATAAGGTCTGAGGCTGCGGTGATAAGGTCTGTCATTTTCATTCTCCGTTTCTCGGGTGATCCATCTCCTCATCCAGCAACATGCTGGCACGATACCTCTCGGAAGTATCGACCAATCACCTCTTGATTTTACTCGGGACGGGTAAGATAGTGTGGTCATAGGGGGAAGGAAAGAGGCTTCCGCTGAGTGTGAGTTGAGCATAATATATCACCTTCCATCCACCTTATCCACCAGGTGAAAGAGTACGTTGGCTAATGAACTTACTCCCTCACAAAGAATATTTCAAGTACCTAATCCGTCACAAGTACTGGGTCTGGGTGGCCGGTCGACAGTTGGGCGTTCCCCTTTGGAGGTTGCTGGTTCACGATTGGAGCAAATTCACTCCGGTGGAATGGTTCCCGTATGTGACCAAGTTTTACGGGAAGTGGAAACAGGAACATCCACCAATATACCGGGGGAAGGATCGGGAGAGGTTTGATAAGGCTTGGTTACACCACCAGCATCACAATCCTCACCACTGGCAACACTGGCTCCTCCGGGAGGACTCGGGAGGGGATAGGGTGTTGCCCATCCCTGATACGTATGTGGCGGAGATGGTGGCGGATTGGTGCGGTGCTGGAATGGCAATAACCGGGAAATGGGATGTTGTCGAGTGGTATGAAAAGAATAAGGATAAGATGCATCTGCACCCCCGGAGCCGGGAAAATGTAGAGGCAATTATTTATGAATTGGTTACTAAACCTCTTGATGATTGAGTGAATTATGAATTACCGAAAAGTGGACTACAATAAGTTTGCCAAATTGAAACTTACATTTGGTGATCCATTGGAAATGCATAAGGTTGATAATAAGACCATTGGTGATTTAGTATTCAACAGCATGAGATGGGAAGAGCAAGAATCAACGCGTGAGTTGATGGGTGGCAAGATTGAGATTGGAACTCGAATGCTGGTGCTGAATGCCGAACTAATGATTGAAGAGGTGGTTGTGGGAGAAATATCACCCAGCGGCAATCACGTATGTATATTGAAGACTTTGCCTGATGGCCTGGGTAAGATTGATGGTCCAAGCAGTATATGGGTAAGGATCACAGACATCAACTTTGTTGAGATTCTCGGACACATCATGGAGGATGATGATGAGGTAAAGGACAACCATAGCTGGGCCACAAAGCCGGAAGCAGATCGGGGATTGTGACCCAGGGCTGTTACACCAACTCGAAATGCCCCCAGTCCCGGAACTTCTCATCCTTCACCTGGGTATTCCTGTTCCAATCTCCTCCCCAGCGGAGTTTGATGCCCATGGTGAAGGCAATTCCGAGAATCACCCCGGCAAACAAAACAAACCGCTCCGTGTCGCTCCAAACAATTGGGTAAGGAGCAATGTCTACTGCCTTGGATATGGGACCACAAACCTCCGGGTCTGGGTCCGGGTGGTCCGGGTGGTTGTGGTTACCATTTGGCCACTTGACCTTGCTGTACCCATTCTTGAATGCGGCATTCTGAGCCTCTTTTCCGCGCAGGCCTTCCAACACAGTAAAGTCAATGAACTCGATTGCCTTGTTCAAGACCTTCTGAATATCCGGGTGGCAAGTGGCAAGTGCCTCCTTGGACCTTTTGGAAAAGCTAGGCATTGAGGGTGGCCTCTTTCCTTTTAGACTTGAAAGCAGAGTAAGCAGTCTCGATAATTTTGGAAATGTTGCGCTTGATAATCATCCAAGCGAATGCTTCCATATATCCTGGGATAATGTTCACATACTTCTCTAGGATCTTGACAATGAAAAGGAGCATGTCTGTGACAGCTTCCTTTTTCTCCTCATTGGACATTGTCTCCCATCCCGCAGCCCTCTCAACAAACTGTGGGGCATATTCCTTGATGATCCCTCGTGCCCACTTGACCCGATCCCACCACCCCATTGTAGAATTGATCTCCTTCTGGGCGCGTTCCTTGATCCGGGAATCAATTTGCTCTAACTCCCGTATAGCCTCATTGATCTTATCATTATCCTTGGGATGCTTCCCAGGATAGAGTGGTGAGTCAACTCTGGGAACAATCTTGATTGATTCAAGTTTATCATTTGGCATTAGGTTTCTCCCCGTTCATGTTCACAACCTTGGCGTGAATATCATCTTGGACAATGGCCCGGATCTTGGTCTGCGTCTCCTCTGGGAAAGACTGAATCGCTGATTCAATTTTCTGAATCTGGTAAATCAAAGGTGGATTCTTTCCAGTGATCCGGTAACGAATGCCTTGGATTATGTTCATGACTCCTGGCCAAATTGCACCCTCACTTCCCGGAGTTGTTGCGATATTGTCCAGGGCTGAGGTTATCTCTCGTGCCCAGAACCAGGCCAGCATCAAGGACAACACAGGGGAATAGCTGCTGAACCAATTCGCAATTTCCAGACCAGACGATTCTGAGCCGACCTTGAGAATCATATCAATAGAAAACCCGATCAAAAAGATTGACAGAAACAAGACTCCCTTATTGATCAATCCTTCATCCCGGATGGCCCGGTCATAACCGCCTGATAGCCCCAATCGTTTCCTCACACTTGCCTTTCTGGCCCCCAACAAAAGATCCAGCACACTCGCGAGAGGAGTCAGGATCATCAACACAATCATATGCAGGCTCAAGAATCCAGAAACCAGAGTCAACAATGCAGTGCCCAATCCAACAACCGGGTCCACCCCTGCCTGCATTTTCATTTTTGATATCCGGGCTGTGTGAGCGTTCATAGTTATGATGAGGGGAATACAGGGAATGGCCCACAACTCTCGAATGTCATTCGACGCAAGTTGCAGTCCAGATCTGCAATGGCTATGATTTGGGCCAAGATGTCCATCCCGCGAATCTGTGTACTGTACTCCGGGAACCAAGTGATGTTGACCCTTACAAAATCTCCTGCGCGAAGGTGATAGGTTGCTATCCGGAAAACAGACAGTTGGAAAGTTGGCGTTCCGAACCGGAGCCGGTTGAAGATATTCACCCGTCTATCCTCTGCCAGCACTGCTCCGATCTCCGGTACGTCTATTGCATTTCCTGAATCATTTCCTGTGCTGGAGAATAGTTGGCCCTCTATCTCCAACCTCTTTTCTCCATTCCGATAGATGGACTCCTGATTCAGGAAGTTTATGGATATTGACCTCTCTACAAGTCCATCAGTTGCAGTTGATGATTGGTGTTTGTAGTACCTGGAATAAGTGAACTCAAGGAAATTGTAAACGTTCTCCCCATGTGACCAAGAAGGTTCAGGAATCGTTATCATATCATCTATCACCGTCAGCCCAAGCAATACATCAGCATCAGTAGGAATGACCTGAGACTTCGGGCTGATCTCCATATCGTGATTGAATGCTGGAGCATATCCTGATGGGGCATAAGCGTGACTCTCCAGCCAATCTCGGGCATCTTTTACTGGTGAAGTAACTCGGATCAATACAGGCTGAGTCATTGACAGAATGTCTTGCTCATTATAACGAATGCCTGTAGGAATTACATCTCCATTTTCATCTCTGGGGCTATAGAATCCATCATAGGCATTCTTGATAAATTGACCCAGAGTTATTCCACTGATATGGAATGGATTGTTTGCGTCTGTCTTTACACCTTCCATTGGAACAATCATAAAGTCCAATGGTGTTGATGCTGGCACATCCAAAAAGTGATCTTCCGCAGCTGCAGTATACCCCACTGCCTTTACTGGAGTTGAATCTGAAAGTACAGCATCAAATATCGGGAGGTAATACAAATTGAATGTGCCTCTGAAATCATCTTCAACTCCAATGCCCAGAGCAAATGGATAACGGAAGCTTGGGGCCTCGATTTCAGTCCATGGATCTCCGGACCCTTGGACCCTCCACATCACTTTGATGTTGTCAAAATAGAACCTGTACCAAGCCATCCCCATATCCACTTCTGTTACTCTTTCCAAACGAGTTGCTGCCAACAAGTCAATCGTTCCTTGATTGACTACAACTTCGGGATCAACTGTGTTCCCGTTGCTCACCGTCCCGCCTGCCCAATAACTTCTGAATGCAATACGGTAAACTGTAATGGGCATCGGGTCAGCAGTGAAATCTTCTAGTCCACCAAGCAATGGATCAACGGGTGGAATGTGACCAAACCCATTTATAATCCCAATCGGCAGTATAGAGGATGTGGAGGCAGTCGAGAACATCGGCAACTTCCGCTCCCACTCGCGAGAATCCCGAATGGATAGTGAATAATCAGCATACCCAGACATTCGTGGTGCTCCCCCAGGACCATCACCCAAAGTGATCCAGCCAGCCAATTCGCTGATGAATCTTCGGAGTCGGAGCCTGTATCCCTGAACCTTTGAACGTCCCAGGAGATCCGCGAGCCGGGAGGTGGTAATGCCCTCCCATTGATTGGTGAACCAACGATCAATAATCCGGACGCCAACTTGAGCAATCTTTGCTGATCCATTAGCAAAGTCCAATACCTGCTCTCCAAGGTGCTCGGGTTGGATTAGGGTTGGCTCGCCATGCTCGAAATTATTTGAATCTGTGGATATCCAAGCAACTGTATCACGATCCTCTTCATAAACTGTCAGCTCCAACATGCATGGCTTACCGGGAACTGGAATTGGCGGAGCATCACACTCTCCCCATGATTCCACAAAGACAGAGATTGCGGCGAAGTCTACAATGCCTCCGGAACGTCCAGCTGCCTGGAATCCGCAAGAGGCACATGGCCACTGTCTGGATTCAATTGTTCTCATTGCCTGGAAGCCTCCAGGGTTTGAATCCGTTCCCGGTCCGTGAAACTCTGACTCCACCAAGATCTGGTGATTGCCATTTGGCAACATGCCCAGCAATGTGTATCGTGTACGTATGCTATACCAAGGAGACAATGCCCTTGCCACCACCGCTGAAGATCCCTTCAACCATTGTGGTTGCAGTCCCGGTCCAAGGTGGAAAAAACCGGCCAGGTATTGCTGGGTGAAATTACTCAACATCTGCCGCATGGTACCTTTACCATACCGCATTCCTGCTTGCCACCACGAATATCCTGCCCAGCCTAAATAGGTGCCAATCCAATTCCACGCAGTAGATCCAAATTCTGATGATAGCTGACCAGCAAGACCGGACACTGGATTTGGGGAGCCTTCACCGTATGCAACTGTTCCCCATTCCGAAGACATGTCCGTTATAAAATCCCCAGATGCAAATTGCCCTATTATTGTTTCAGTGAAACTGCGTGGCGTATAGATCCCGTCCAATGTTGCGATCCCGCCTTGGTGACCTAGTACTATCCCGCCGCCAAGGCTACGGTAACGAATGACACGATCTTCTCCATCTCCAATTTCATTCCACTCTCCTGCGCCATCCAGAAAGGTGCTGAAATCATCCAGAGATAATGCAGATCCACGACGTTCTGTAAACGTTGGCCCTTCCGTCATGTTCACATAAAATGACGGAGAATAACGCCACTCAGAATTGTTGCTTGGGGCCTCTGTACGGAAGCGTAATCTGGCCTGTCCAGGAGCAATATTACTCAAGGGCCAAATGAAAGAAGGGTGGTCAGAGTCTACTGTCCATCCATCATCTAGGATCTCTGGCCTCCAATTGCTAGTCAAACGTCTCCAAGTCAATCCGTCATCCCTAGTAACTTCAATGACCCAATTGCCTGGACGTACAATGATATCACGATTCTGGAAAGATGGGTGATCTGTGCTGCTCAAACGTATTGATACATCACCAGTGAAATTTGCTCCTGCAACTTTATCTGCTGGAACGGCATTGATGCTATACAAATAGGGTGCCTCTAAAACATGTGGCACAGATAGCAATGACACCCGTCGTGCTATGGTACGTAGCTGGAATGGTGAGGACCTTGTATAGAAATAGATGACTTCTATACGAACTGGAATACCAGGGACCAAAGCACCAAATGTATGATTCAAATTCGGAGCAACCCGGCGGCGATGGATCATTGAATCTGTATCAATACGAAATACTTCAATGTCCACAAACACAAGTGTACCGGGATACGGCAATGGCCCAGGTGCACGTATGGCTGCATTTGTCTGAAGTTGGGTGAATGGCCATTCCCGTACAGAGGTAAATGCCCCAATTGATTCCAGTGCCTCTTCCGGTTCGGGTGGTGGTGGGTCTGGAATTGCCTCCGCAAGCAGTGAAAATGGAATCAGAGAGGACCATGTGCCTGGTAATGAAACTTCTTCTCCATCCACAACAGCAATTGCACGATTGCGTGCCTGGATAAAGAAGCTGCTTGATGGAGGAGATAGATTCTCAATGGTAACATTTCTCCATAATCCATCACCATCAATCGGGATACCACTAACTTCAGCAACCAAATCCATATTGGAATTGAACACACGCCAATCAATTGCAATGTGTGGACGTCCAAATGGATCACTGTAATTGCTTGTTTGTCTGGCTGTCACTGAGCTATCTGATACACCAAGCACAATAATTGACGGTGCATTTGGCCCATCAACCAATGGCAACGTCAAACTGACAATGTTGCTGTACCCAATAGCATCATCAGGAAGATCCAACTCAGTGCGCCAATAGTACGTCTCTCCTGGATCACCACCAGTATCAGTGAGTGGATTCGGAAGTGGACCAAGAACTTCTGATTGTGATACGGTGACGTAAGAAGAGAATGATGGAGAAGTGCTGCGCTGTAAACGTCTCGCAGTTGCTTCTATACTCGGAATGGTGACGCCAACCTGCACATTGGTTGCACCCAACAAAGCAACCTCAATGGTCTCCTCTGCAAGATCACCAAACTCGAATACGTCACCACCCCAACAAAGGCCGAGACTGGCGATGTTCTGGTTGCTCGCGTTACGAACGTACAGCAGCTGTGGCCAGATACTACGTACATCCTCCAACACCGCTACACCATCAGGACCGGCACCGCTCCCTACATCATCCCAATTCACTCCACCATCAGCATCTAAGAATAGCTTGTACCCTTCTGGTACATTCAATACTGTAACAGCATCATCTTTAGTGAGTTGCATGCTCTCACAGTAAGCATACTCTGTACCACTTCCTCCTGCCTGATGTGTGCGTGCGCCAATACCAGCATATCCCAACACCCCATTTAGCTCACTTCTGTTCCCAGCATAGATTTGCGTTCTTCCAGATGCATGAAATCCATAGGTGAAGGCTCGCCACCTGTCATCCACCGCTCGCACTTTCAACTGACGAGGACCATTGGCCAACCCGCCGGGACCTCCCAAACTTGAATATGCTCCTCCCAACACCTGAAATGCGTGGGCAACAACCCCGGTCAGTGTGCCGTGATCTGCGTACCCTGCTCCAAATTGATTGGCAGCAACAGCTAGACTCGCTACACGAGCCATCAACAGTACAAAAGGTTCATCATCACCAACAGCGGATCTCCACAGTGTCCCTTGAACGTGCATCCCATTCAATGGGGCTGCCTTGTACAGGGCTGCGACACGCGCACCAGCCACATCAGCCGGGGTGAGACGTAGCTGTCCGCTAACTACCTCGACACTTCCCGAACCGACAACCTCCCATTTGTCCGATGGTAGTGGTCCATCGGGATATGTTGAGAAGTCCTCTATCGCAACCAGCCCCGATTCCTTGCGTCGTGGGTTATCCTCGATTGGAGGGGTGATTGCGAAACGCACTACATAGTATCGGTCATCTGATGTGGTGCCGCCGTTGGTTACAACTTCACCAGGCACAGCCTCTGCCGCAAACCTCTTGATGTACACCCCTACCATTGGTGGTGATGCTATCGCAAGGCTTGGATCTCCGACGTCTGAAGTGGAAAGAATCTGTGTTGCTGTCCGGTGTGCAAACACATCAATTATATCACCACCCAGTTGATGCAACCCTGTCCCGGCAGGGAGCGACACAGTGCCGGTTTCACTTCCTCCTCCGTTGGAGACCAATACAATAGAGGATGTGGCTGAAGGGATTCCCCGAAAAACCATCACCACCACTCTGACAGCATTCGCCCATGTTCCGGAAACGTGATCATTACTAGTTGCCACCATACGGGCAACACGCATTGAGTTGTTTCCTGTTCCTGCGTTTACTAGGCTGGTGAATCCACTGACATTTCCTGGTGATGTATTACTGTTGTCACGATAGGCTGCCACAACAATGATATCACCAACATCATGCGCAGGCACAGGACACGTGTTGCCAGCATTGGCGAAAATACCAGTCATGTACCCTGATGGCGCGCCAATGTATACCGTGCGCGGGGAACTCCACTCACCGTACTGTCCATTGCTGACTTTGTGTCGGCAGCGCAGCTGATACGTACCTTCCGATACCTCTGGTTCCCACTCCGCAATATGCGCAGTGGCTACCACATCTCCGCTCTCATACAGAACCTCTACTCCAGCAGAGTCAAGCAACTGAAACTGGCTATGTGTATGGCTTATGCTTCCAAGAGGGCTGGAATAGTCGCCAGCAGTCACAAACCGTGCTGTACCAGGGGTGAGTGAAGTCTCCCATACCGGGGTGAGTGCTTGTTTCGGTCTGCGAGGGGCAGAATCCCCTCCCGTTCCAACAGAAGCTACTGCCCATGTTCTTGTGCCAGCAGCAGTTGTTGCTCCAAAAGCAATCTCTCCTGATGTTAGATTTGCATCCACCACAGACAGCGCATATGTGCTAGGCTCAGCTGTGCCATCAATCCACGAATCAGCTTCTAGCACTCCGGTAGATGGATCAAACCGGAGACACATCCAGTAGTCTGTATTGATTGTGAATGGCTTCGCAATGGTGGCAATGATGACTGAGGTACCACCCACTCGCCTTGCAATACTTAGGGATGGCGTGTTGGATGGATTCTCAACATACAACAAGTACCCATCCTCATTACTTGCTGCCCCACCACTGCAAACTTGAATCTGATTCTGCTGGGAATTATTTCCAAAGGAGCTAGTGCGAAAACGAGTGAGAAACTCCACAGCGGTGCTTACCACGCCTACATCCGTCCAAGCCAGCGCACGACGTACTGATGAGTTTGAAGTGTGTTGGACATACCCATCTCCTCCGGACAGGATAATCTGCCACACCGAAGTGCCTGTTACAACGTGTCGTACAGTCCACCCGGAAGGAGGAGATTGCCCGTTGGAAAACTGCGGCTCTGTGAAGTCGAGGTAATGTTGCGACATTTATGAAATCCTGATATGCTGTAGATGAGTCAACAACACTATTTCCTCTCGACCTTCAGCACTGATGAATTGAAAAAACGCTTTAGATGTTTCATCAACAGCGGAGAACATTCACTACAGATGACTACGCTACAGTGCATTCGTTCTCTGGTTGATTCACAATCAACTTCAAGAACTCCTCCTTGATTGATCATATACTTCCCACAGCGATCACATCGGCGGGTTTTGTCCACCCCAGTAGGACACATATCGAATTGAGAAGTCCATCGGGATTCCGGCCAGTGCCCTACAGAAAGGGATATCAGGATCAAGTCCTAGTGTTCCATCTACGTATTCAACATAGTAACACAACTGAATGGAATCTCCCATCACCACATTGAGCTCATCATAAATAACTCGCCCCTCTCCTGTGAGCATGGCTATGGTATCCAATGACACTTCTGGAGCACCCGGAGGATTGGGGATAAAGGTGCGCAAGGTAAGGGTGTCTGATCCAATATCACCTTCCCTGCCCATAGAATCAATAGCCCTAACTGCCCCCAACAATACTACAGAATCCCCGAAAGCAGGGCATGGTATAGAGGCTGTTGCACTACGCACCTCTGATCCCACAGTGTCCGAAGTAATTGTTGACATGCTGTTAGCATAAGCAATTCCATAAGCATACCCGGAGATGGGGAGTATGCTTGGTGCTGTGCTCCAGCTGATGCTAACAGTAGAGAATCCTTCAGGAGAAAAACAAGAGGTTGCCCTCAGAGAATATTCATTAGGTGAAGAGGCTGCTGAAGAATACTTCGCCCCAACCATCAGCATTGCTGCCAACGCGAAAAGTCCAGCCAACTTTTTCATACCAATATCCCCTTACGATAGGTGATTGTGATGAGCAACTAAAACCAGATCAGCCAATATACCAGCAAGGCAATAATATACAACAATCCAGCAAAGGCCAACCAATCAATCAAAACGATCTTCACAGCAACCCCGTATACAAGAGCAATGGTGATTGCTATTCCCAATGCAGTAAGGGCTATCACTATCATTGTTGCCCCCAATAGAAAGGGTTGAATGGTCCGGACATACTCCTGAGCAATATAGTGATTTCATTCATTCGTGGGAACTCAGTTTTCATCTCTGCTATTTCATCACCCATTTCTGGTTGATGGAGATAGCAGAGATGTTCCGGTCCATTCTCAAAATCCAATCGGAAAGTGAATGGAGTAACGGACCTCTGAGCCCAGCGAAGGAAGAAAAATAGTGCTGCCCGTTCCGAATCCATATATCGCAGGGTGATCTCCCCGAAGTAATCACGCCTGACCTCGAAGGTGGCTGGTAGACCCACAGCGCTGATGGCCCTAGACCCGATGCCCACCTCTCTCGGGATCATTGGTCTAGCTGGCCAAGAGAGCACCAACTCACCATCCGCGTAAATGAATGCGGGACGATTTGGAAGTGATGAGGACATTATCCTGCTCTGCTTGGGTAAGGGTGCCAACGAATGACTGCATTGCTATCGCCCCAAAGCTCATTCACCTGGCGGCGCGTCTCCCGGTGGAACTCTTGGACGCGCATGCTATTTGGATCCAGTGGATCAAAGTACACATGGACTTCCGGACCCACAGGATCACTCCTCTCAGCCATTCCAATCCCGGAGTCTCGGGAAGAGGAGGGGGAACCTCCTGATGGCCTCTCCATCACAATGCCCGACAGTGCCCCGGACCCTCCAGCCAATACTCCCCAGGCGGCAGCGGCGGCCAAGTGTTGGGCAGCGGAGGATGCTGCTGCGCTGGCTGCTGGAACATTGCCAGTGGCATAGAATCCGAGAGCGCGAGCACCTTGCTCAATAGCCTCAGCCATATTGGCCTTTACCTTCCCGTGGGCCCAATCGGAGATTGCTGCCAGTCCGGAACTGCCCAAACTACGCATCACCCCTTCCACAAAGTTGCCTACTGTGACTGCATCCTCATGCATAAGCATAAAGGCATTGTGGAAGGCATAGGATATAGCATTGGCTGCATTTTCTGAATGGGCCTGAACAATATCCAGAACCCGTAGCTCCTCCTCATAAAACTCTTTGCGCTCATCCAATGCCTGTCGGGTGAATGCTGAAACTTGAACAGTCTCAAGAGTCCCGCCCAATGCATCAAAGATTTGCTTTTGTCGATCCTTCTCAATCAACTCCTGTCTAGCCACCTCATCCAATTCAAAGCCAAGCCTGCGCAACTCTTTCCGGTACAGCATTACCGGAGCCTCGATATCAAACTCAGTCAACTCCAGAGGCACAGAGATCCGAACATTGCGTCTGCCAGGTTGTCCAATTGCTTGGAAGAAGTGAGTCCACATCTTCTCAGCTTTCTCCCGCAGCAACTCCTTCTCCTCCAGCGTCAACTCCGGATCAAAATCAAATGGGCTGGGTCGCTCACTCTCATTTAGCAATTGGTCACGAATCTCAATAGCTCTTTCCCATGCATCCCGAACCAATTTGATGTTTCGCTCAATTGCACTCTTTTGGCCTGAACTGAGATTCGGGTCCATTAGCTGAAGGCCCAAATCCACCATCTGCTTTCCAAGCTCAGTAATCTGCACCTTGATTTCATCAAGGTTCATATCCTCCAAGGAGCGAAGGTATTCCTGTTGCTCCTGTTTGGCCTCTCGTGTAGCTTCGCTTACCTTGGTCAGCGCCGCAGTTACTGCAGCAACCCCCAACACAAACCAACCCTTGGGTCCAATCAAGGCATTGAAACCAATCAAGGTCAAACGCCAAGCCTTGAATGCACTATCCGCAGCCCTGACTGCGATTGTAACCTTTCCAATTGCTCCGGCAACCCCGACTACCCCAATTGCAATAATCAAATTCTTGACTATTGCAATCAACTCATCCAAATTGTTATTCATCCATATAATAGACCGGGTCACCCGATCCATTATGGATATTCCATTGCTTGAGTCCATTAGATAATCACCAATGGACTTTTTCAAACTTCCATATGCTTTATTCAGACTGTCAATTGCTCCTGCCCAGCCTGTCTTCATCATCTTGGCAACACCACTGATCTCATCCTCCAATACAGCCAGGATGAGATCCTGTGCTTCCAACAAACGATTTTGTTCCGTCAGTGCTTGGATCTGTTTGTAAACCTGTGCCTCGAAAGTAAAGCCTTGCTTGCGCAACATGTCCATGCCACGGATTGGATCATCCAATGCCTTGGCAACGGCCATTGTGCTATTGGCCAAACCTCCAAACACAGATGCCATATCTGTAGCCAAGCTGATGGTACGCTTGAACGTATCCTCAGATATGGACTTGTATGATAACAGCTGGGAAGCGGCCAGGCTCAGATCAGAGCCAGAGAACAGTGTGGTGTCCTTTACCTCCTTGAGGAATGACTGAATCTCCTTGAAGGTAAGTCCAACAGCCCCAGCATTGGCCTCCCAAACACCACGGAGCCGGAGTGCGTTTTGTTCTGCCTGTGCTGCTATTTCAATTGACTGCTTGAAGAACCGGGTAAGACCAGCAGCTGTGAATAGGCTAAGAATCGGGGCAACAATTCTCTGGAAGTGTTTGGTGAAAGCTTTTCCAAACTCCTCCGCAGTTTTCTTGCCTCCCTTCTTACCAACCTCCTCCTCCAGATGCTTAGATCCCTCCTTGCCTGCATTTCCAATTGATTCAGCAATCTGAGATTCAACTTCATCACCAGATGCTCGATTGAAAATCAAGGATACAATCTTGCGAATATCTGCCATGGCTCACCAGCCAGCTGTCATCAGGTTATCTCGGAACCAATCCTTGCGGTCACTACCTTTCATCATGCTGGCTGCGGTCATTGAATTGGCCAACCGCAAACTTTCTCTTGCCCTCATTCTCCGGAGGTAGTCCAGACCATAACGGAAATGCCGCCAAGACAGCGGCATCCCATCCTTCCCGACCCACACTGGTAAACAGTGAGCAAAGTCCACTACTGCATCAATGTAGTCGAACGGGACTGGCTTTCTGTTGGAAGTGTCAGCCGGGACCTTCCTTTCCATTTCATCTGGACAAACAAGAAAAAAGCAATTAGCTCCCCCACCTCCTGGGGGGAAGCATTGCTGAATGGGTTGACCTTGGGCTTGGGGCTCAAGAGGTTCCACATGATTGTACTCGCCTCATCCCAGACCTTCAACTGCTCCTCTGGTGGCAATGAAACCCCATCCCGATTTGCAATCTTGCTGGACAGGATCTGAAGTCTCAAGCCATCAGCAAATGGAACAACTGGGACCCGGTACTCAGTACCATCCCAGAGCAATGGGGGAGGAGAAGTCAGCTGCAATGCATTGATCGCATTGACTGCGGCAGGCTCCTCCTCTTTCCCCATCAACTCCTGTTCCATCTTCCGGTGAGCCTTCCATGCCTCCCGGACTTCCTTGTCTGACTTCTTGCTAAAGACAATCATGAGACAGACGGGTCAATGTTGATCCCTGCCAAGGTAGGATCTCCACAGGTAAAAATCCGGTGCCCATCAGGCATCAGCGGGTGCATCATCCCCTGGAACGTTACTGTCTCGATATTCTTGCCATCATCCCCGTGCCCTCCCAGGAACCGGCGGGTGGGACGGGCTGCATAACATCTCCAGAGCCAGAATGACAGGCCCAGAAGAGTCTGGTGCGCAGCATCCAATGGAGCACCATCCAACTGCCATCCAATCCCATCCGCGAAGGACAGGTTGGCATACGTTCCATCATTCTTCCGCATCAACCTCTCAGGAATCACAAGTACAGTCCGCTCATCCGCAGGACGGACCCGCTGGTGACCCGCAGAGGAAAGTCCAGTTGGGCTAACGACTGGGAACAAATTTGGATTGGCCAGGAACAACGGGATCTCCAACACTGGATTATCCCCGACATACTCAGCCTCGTGAACGGCATCTCCAGACAACTCCGGGAGTGTCAGGTTAGCCATTGTGCCATTCGGGGTGATGGTGATTTCACCCTCTGTGTCTCCCAGAAACTTCATTGCAATTGGAGTGCCTGGATCCCAGCGAACTGGCTGATCAGAGTCATCCACAGCATAGTACACCGCTCCACGACCGATCCGCCGGAGGATCAATTCCAGGTTGGCAGGAATTACATTCAACATTTCTTCTCCCTTTCCCTGTCAAGAGGCATTAGTTGGAAACGTACTCAGACATCACCGGAGTAAAACGAAACCTGAGCGCACGTCCATAATAACCGTGCGTCATTGGAGCCGCCAATTGTGCCCCTTCCACAAACATTGACCACATATAAACTCCATTCAACAATACTGGATTTTGATGGCTGAACAGCATCATCAATGCCTGCTCGGAATTATACAACTCAACATTTGTCTTTACAAACTGATCCCATTGGATCACTATTGGCTCCCAGATCTCAACCCCAGGGACATTGCTGATCAAAGTGTATTCTAAACAAGGAACCACATGATCATTGAAGCCTGTGGATCGAATTGTCTTGCCATAAATCCCGGACAGTGTTGGGTGTAGTGTGGCTGCATTGGCCACTGCCCCAACCACATCCATCCAACGGGTTCCTCTCATGATCACACTCTCTGATCAAACATCTTTTCAGCAACCACCCGCATCTTCTCTGCTGATGGACCCATATAGGGACGGGGGAGAATCCGGATCTGGGTTCCAGCCTTCACCATCCTCCATTCTCCAGTGTGGATCCGAACAGGAACAGTGCGGGGAACAATGTGCACTCCGCCAAACTCCAGCCTCCTTGCATAGCTGGAAGCATTGTTGCTGGGATCATTGACCCCGATCCCCAACCCTGAACCAACCTCCCCGATCAACTCATTCTTTGACTTCCAAAATGGCCCGGAGTGACCAATGCTATTAGCCAAGTGTCCGTGCAATCGGGCTGGACTCTCTCCTGGGGCACTCGCGATATGGGCAGGCCCAGTCTTGCTCACAATGTAATGTCTGCCAGTCCTGGCTCCGGACAGCCGGGACTTGACATCACCCTCGAACATGAGAAGGAATGCCTTCATTGTGATCTCTCCTCTGCGCATAAGATCACTTATCATATCATCTCCGATCCCATCCACCCCTTCTGCGCCATCCTCAAGCTTCACAGTGATCATGACTCTATCACAGGTGGAAGATCCTCCAGGAACTCCGTGCAAACAACCTCCGTGTGATGACCACGAGGATATGTCATTGACTCGATTCTCAACCGGGTTGGTGCGTCCGGTCCGATGTAGATGTCAATCACATTCCGTTCCTTCATTGGAGGATTCCCATCGAAGTAGACCTTGCGGAACCCTTGTGGTGCCACTCCTGGATTGATCTGTGTGATTCGGGTATCCTGCCTTCGGACTCCGCAAGACAGAGCCTCTTGACCGGGGACAATGGTGTATCCTCTCTCTGTGGTTCGGAGAGTCCCGGTAACTGTCTCCTGAAGCTGCCACACCCGGCAAGTGTGATCCAAAAGATGGGCAATGCTCATCCTCAGATCCTCCCCCGTCCCCAGTTGTTCCGGACCTTGCCCCAAGCACTCCCACTGTCCCGTCCTGATCCCTCCAGATCTCCCAAGGTGTAACTGTAATCGCCCAGGGACTCACTCTTGAGCGGACCTCCTCCAAGCAACCGGGACTTCCACCGGGACCCGACCATATCCAAGGCAAGCTGTTGAACATCCCCAGGCATAGACACAAATCCCTCTGTGTATTGAACCCTGATATTCCGGCGACCCACTGGCCAAAAACTGACGTGGATTATCACCCTTCCATTGCCACCAAATTCATAATTGGAAGAAGGGATAACAGACCAACTGCTGCCGATCCGGGAACGTTCTGAGATCACCACAGGCTGACCAGGTACTGGATATTGTCGGATGAACAAATCAGTCTTGACCCGACTAGAAGAGCCATCAAGAATCTCCTCTGTGGCCCTGGGCTCGCCAAAGTACCAATCAACCTCTTTCTCGATAGCAGCAACAGCCCGGTTGAACATATCAACCAACATACTTTCATCTTCAGCATTGGCTTTGAAATAAGCCAAAAGCTCTTGGCCAGTCATCGTATTATCCCCCTTCCAACCATCTCCAATCGCATGTTCTCAAAGGATCGCATACTGGCCAACTCTGCTCGCTGTTTCTCAATTTCAGAACTGGTCAAGCTCACAGCATCTGTCCCAGCCCCAGCTTCTTCATTGGCTGGCCGATGATAAGGATAGGGCCACTCATTGACAAGCCCGTTCAACCCTCTCACTCCACCCCTTCTATCATTACTCACAATCCCATACATCTTATCTTCATCACCAGAGGCAACCAAATATTTGAGCAACTGGTAACGGTTGATGTTTTGGGATGGAAGTCCTCTGGGCTGGGGGTGGTGCCACAAATGCCACAGATCTGTTTCCAATCTCACGTGCGGTCCAAGAAGAGTGTCCATAATCACCCCGATGGCCTCATCCTCCGCTCCCCATCGTTCAAACTCCTCCGGGAAACCGTGAATGAAATCAAACTTGGCCCGCTCCACAACAAAGATCCCTCCTCCGGCAAATCCCTGATAAGGCTTCTTGCTCAGCCCAGGAGCCACTTCAAAGCTGGAGAGGGAGGAGTCCTGGGTTATAAGAGTCTGTGTGGCTTCTTCTGTGATCCTGTGAACCAGGGTGTGGGGTACAACCCATGGCACCCCTCCCTTGACCAGGTCCATAGCCGTTTGCAATGCCTGAACAGGAACCAGGCAATCAGCATCAGCCACAATCAAATACTCGCCGCGAGACTGTGAAACGGCGGCATTGACTGCCTTGCCCTTGTTCCACACTCCTCTGATCTCGCCAACCAGAATCTCGCAATCTGGAAAGTGATTCTGGTACCAACCCTGAAGCCAATTCCAATTGCGGTCCCGCAGCCCTTTTGAATCGGTCTGGTAAGGGACAATGATGCTGAATCCTTTATCCCCGCGCCGGAGGGACTGGAGTTTGGTGCCAACTCTCTTGCCCTCTTTGAGATTCAAACGTCTGGTGTTGAAGATTGAATCACCATGCTGCCTGTACCAGAAGCAAGGACGTTTAGTGGCCACAAACCTCGCATTGAGGTGAGCAAATCCTAGCCACAATGCAGTGTCCCACCCGCCGCGCATGTCGGTCCGGTATGGGGATTGCTCCCAGAACCTTCTCCGGAAGGGACTCACCCCAGAGCAAGGGGTGAGGTTATTCAGGGTGGTGATTCCTTGGCTGCTTTTGTATGTCTTGACTCGATTGCGTGGACCCTCATTCAGATTGCCAACCCTCTCATATCCCAGACAAACAACATCTGCATTCGGGGCCAGAGCCAGGAAATCATCAACCATATGAGGCATGACCATATCGTCCGCATCAAAGTGCTGGACCCATTCAGTCTCAGACAAGGACACAGCCCGATTGCGGGCGCTGCCGAAGTCTGTGCGCTCAATGTGATCAACAATGACTGGTAGGCCAGCACCACGGAGGATATGGCCTGTATCCTCTGCTTGCTGGCGAGTGTCATCAGTTGATCCGTTATTGACAATTACAATCGCATCCGGAAGAGTGTGCAAGCTAATGATGGACTTGGCCCAGTCCTCCAAATATTTGCCATAGTTGTGACAGCTTGTCACAATCGTCAAATCAGTCACAATCCACCATCCATTCCTCAACTGGCGTATCGTGTCCCATCTGATTGCGTTGGTGAAAGGATACAGTCACTTTATATCCCCATGGCTCCAAAACTCTGGCAACCTTCTTGTGTCCTTCATCTCCCCATGCCTCAGCATAGATGACTGGACGTTCGCGCTGTATGGTCTGTGCCCCTCCTTGAAGCGCACTCGATTCCATTCCTTCAATGTCCAATTTGATAAATGAGATGTTCTCCAACAACAAGTCATCTAACCGCTTGACTGGAATGGTTCCATCAGCACTCAACTCCAATACTCCACGACCCAGGTGGTGGGCTTTGCCTTCCTTATTTCCCAAGGCATAAGGTTCAACCTGAACACTCGCGCTGGGATTGAGCTTCAGGTTCTTCTCCAGCTGCTTGTGCAGGATTGGCTCAAATGCGATCACATCTAACCCGCAAACAATGGAGAACCACAAGGAGTGATTCCCGATATTCGCGCCGATGTCCAATGCCAACCCACCCTTGAATCCCCGATTCCGGATATGCTCCAGAAGAGGGGATTCATATGGCAAACCCTTCACCCAGCAATTCCGGATGACTCCCGGAGTGCCGTGCAAGTGAAGAAGGTGCCCGTGGGTGTTGATGGTTATCACTTCCATTGACGTTTGATACTCAATCTGTGATCAGAGCCAATCCACATTGGCTGTCCCGGATCTCCATTATGTCCCTTCGGAGGTTCCACCCCACTGGCCGGTCCAACCAAGTCATATGATTCAGACTCAACCTGATCAGTTGCGTGCTCCCAATCAATAAGCAGTGGCCCATCAACAGGGTGGCAAACAATATTCCCGATGTGTACGTCCCTGTGATTGACTCCTGCATTGTGTATCCGTTTCAGAAGATCGTACAACTCATCAATGGGCTTCCAAAGAGGCAACTTGCTTGCTGGTGTTAGCCTCTCGATAATCAGGCAGTCATCTCCTGCGTGTATCAGCTTGGGAGCGGCCCATGGAACAAGTTGATAAAAGTGCAATTCCTTCTGGAGCAATTCTGGATTGTCAATGAACTGCTTGTGCACCACACATTCTTGAAATTGGACCTTGTTTCTGCTGCTCAAGATATTCTGTCCAGCAAGGACAGAAAGTGCCCCTTCCCTTTAGCCTTCATTGGAGGTTTTGAATTCACAACATTCATATCCTCCTCAGTCATCATCCTGCGCGGTGGATACTTCTGTTTGGACTCATATTGATCAAGCATTTGAATAGCCTTGGCAAAGGCTCTGGCAGCAATTCTCAATTGCTCACGATCAATGAACAGTCTCCAATCCCTCCAATGGATATGTACCTCTCCAAAGGATGTAGGATACTCCAGGTCAATCCTCAATCGTTCCGGGAAGTATGCTGACTTGCTGGGCTTTGGACTTGCAACCAGCAAACGGGCCTTACCATTCGCAACCATCACAGTGGTTGGATACGCACCCTCTCGATACTCGGGATTGTCAGACAAATACTTCTCAACACTCTCCCTAGCGCGCGCCAATTCATCAGTGTACTCCCGGAACTCAGCGATGCTGAACTCTTGGCGCAACTCCCGATGATGAATATGTATGTTCTCGCACAGATCCACCATCATCCGGGATGCCACCGGTGATCGTGGAGGAAGTCTTTCCTCAGACAGTGGCTGCAGAACTTTCCCCATGAAACTTTCTCCTGCTAGTTGCCCAGCGATGCCACCCGTATGCTCTTGACAGATCAAGAGGCTTTCCTGCATTGCGGTCTGCTATGGACTGTGGGTAAAAAACCCATGGCTCCAATATATGTATCCCGTCACCTTGATACTCATCCAGCAATCTCTGAACATGGTAAGGTCCAGTGACCAAGGCGGTGTGCTTGCCCTTGTATTTGGTTGTTGACTCCTCCAAGGACTCGACCAACTGGCGAATGAAGGGGTGTCCTGGAATTGCAGCCATAAAGCTGTTGGATACAATTGCCCCTCCATTACTGCGGCGATTTGCTGACTCAGCCAACACACACTCATGTCCCGTCAGCAAATCGTCAATCACCTTTAGTGGCTCCAAGTCACAATCAACATAGACTCCGCCAAACTTCAGAAGCAACTCCAGCCTCACAATGTCAGACCGATAACGGTGCATGTCCCGTCCACTGGCCTGATCATAAAGGTGCTGATTGTGCAGTGGTTCAATCCCTGAAAGGCTAGTCCAATCCTGTATCACCCATCCTTGTGACCACTGAATCCTTTTCCAACTATCCCCGTATTCAATAAACTCATCAGGCATTGGTGGGCCAGGAGGATTGATCCAGAGCCTGTGGATAATCTTCGGGATCATTGCTTCACCCATGGACCAACCAACAGCCTGACTTCAGAATCATCCGAAATGCCCAGAGTCTCCCGCAAGGAAACTGGGGCCAGAATCTCACAAGTGTCAGGGCCATGCGTCCTAGATCCGGGAACAATCAAGTGACATTGCACAGTTGATCCGATAATCTTGGCTGGCCATATCTGGTAATCCCCTCCCTTGCGCCCTGCCTTGCCACGTTTGGCGTCCACATACTCCATCACTGGAGGACCCAGCTGGGAGTGAAGATTTGACACCTTGGTCCGGAGATTCAATGAACCGGGGAACGGGACATATCCAAGAACCTTGTTCCAATCTTCCGCAAGTCTGGTGGAGTGTCTTCCGTGAACTCCATTCCCGGTGAACACCCGGCCAGTGATTGGATAGTTGGTTGAGATATGAAAGATCCCCCGCTCCAGTTTCTTGTCCCAGACTCCTTCCCCAGCACCCTCCTGTGTCGCTACCTTGGCAATTGTCTCGTGGATCTCCCGCAGATTTTTTCTGGCCACTGCCTGGTTCAGCTTTTCATCCGGGTGCGGCGTTTCCACAATCAATGAGGAGCGAGCCATCAAGGTCAATGTGGACAACCACTCGCGCCAATCCTTCTGATGGTGCAGGAAGCTCAAGGCCAAAATCACATCGAATGATCCCAGGGCACTAACGCCATCCACCGTCAGCTTTTCCCGGACCCAACTCACTTGTGGATTCCGATTGGCTTCCTCGATTTGGATGCTGAGTCCCTGTTTGGCAGGCTCAACAGCCACAACCACTGCCGGAAACTCCTCTGCTATGCGATAGCTGAAATATCCCGTTTGGGCACCCAGGTCCAGCACAGACATCGGGGAGTCATATCGGGACAATATCCGTTTGATCACTGACCAACGTTGAGAGCAATTCCGGTATCCCTGATGAACCTTCTTGCCGCGCACCCATATGTCCTGATAATGTGGCTCGCGGCTGATGGTTGATAGGGATAGGGGAGTTTGCCTCATGATTCAGCTGTCTCCCGTCCCGAACCAAGTTTCAGCAGCCTTGCGAACGTCCTCCGCTGTGAATCCGTGTGTGCTACTTGGTGTGAGACCAATGAACACACTCGCGGGCAGCCCGTGCCCTTCCGCTAGGTTTCTGGCGCGTGTAGAGGCAAATGCTGTTGGTTCACTCTTGTCCTCTCCCGACCTGAGCATCTTGTCTTCCAGTGGAGTCCTGCGCATCTTCTCCTCCTGTCCTTCCACCTCCCGGAGAGGGGCCACCCGGATCACCCGGACTCCGCCAGCCACCCCGGTGAGATCAGACATTCTGGACCGGCTGTATTTGGACTGGGCAATTTCCAACTCCGCTGCATTTTTGTTCCGCTGTTCAAAATCAGAACGTTTCCGCGCACGCTCCTCCTCCAAACGTACCCTGCGTTGCTCAGGAGTCAGGAGCAAGTCAGCGGCCTCCTGAGCCACCGCTGCCTCATTCCGTTTCCGGAACTCCTCCGCACGTTGTGCCCGTTCTGCCTTCAATCTCGCATTTCGATCTAGCATATCTCCTCCTTGAAAGCCCAAATGGGTGGTTGAACAAGCTCTCTGGTGAAGGTGTCCCGGTACTTGCTCAACCACCCATGCTGGTGCCTCAGAACTGGCTTGTGGACGTTATGCCCACAGTTGGGTTATCAGGAACCCACAGCCGTCTGGAAATAGGCAAACGCAGCGGGAGCATAGATTGGCAGCGCAATCCGCTCCTCCGCCAGAATGGTCCGCATATTCTGAACCAACTGACGGTCAATCAGACCAACCTGAACGGTGGTCTGCATCCGGTCCAGAAGCTGGGCGCCCATGTTGAAATCTCCAACAAGGATATTCCGCTCGCTGGTGACCCGGCTCTGCGCACCAATGGACTCAACCACCCGAACACCCCAGAGCCGGGAACCATTGTTGTCCGTCACAACCACCCAGACATACCGGTTGTCGCTGCCCTTTTCCAGCACGATGGTTTCCCAATCGAACGGGTGAAGGACAACCGCATTGGCCTGATACCCGGCCACAAGCACATCGGTGATGCCCAGTCGGACAACGTCGATGAGTGTGTGTGCATTTGGTCCACCTGCATTGTACCGGCCATTGGTCGCAATGTTGGTGGTTCCGGAAACCTGTAGGATGCCCTCGATATTCGGAGGAGAGCCATTGCCATACAGAATCTGCTCCTCCTCAGACCGGGCAACAGAGTACCGCAGTCGACCATCAACGAGGGAGCGAAGCTGGGCCCAGTCCTCCAGCTGCTGATTCTGGACGGGCATCCAGCCAGCAATCGTCCGCACAGGAGCGGACTGCAGGCTGTACTCCACATCCTCCTCCGGCTTCTCCACGCCATGGGCGGTGGGAGCCGCAGCAGCGCTGAAGCTCTCCTCCCGGACATACTCAACCGCTGTGGCAGAAGTCTGGCCGGTGGAAATGACATCACGAATGGTGAGCCGTTCATCCGCGACAACCTGGGCAATCCGAGGCACCCGCTCCGGTTCAATGACTCCGGTGCCAAGGGTGGGAACGGCCTTCATCTCCTTGGTCTGGAGGAACCGCTCATACTCCTTGCGCTGCTCTCTGGTGAGAGGCACAAGAGACTCCCCGTGAGCACCACGGACCACATTCTTGCCGTTGATAGCGGCGGGAACCTGAATGATGGCGTGGTTGCCACGAGCATACTGGCCCATGGCAAACTTGCGGAACTCCTCCGACTGGATGACTGTCTCGCCCAGTGAGATGTAGCCAGCAACATCACGGTTGCTGACAGAATTGCTGCCATCCGAGTGCTTGCGAGCGTTGGGCATGGTGATCTCCGGAACCTCCCGAAGCCTCCGGCCAACCTGTTCCAGCTGCTGGTGCTTCAACTCAGCTTCAATGTCCTGCTGGATCTCAAATCCTTCTTCACACAGCTTGTCGAACTTCTCCCGGTCCTCCGGGTCCCAGCGCCGCTTGCGTCCGGTGTCCGGATCATTCTGATCATAGAATGACTGAAGCCTATTGGCCTCTTCCATGATCTTGTCCAACTCTTTCTGGCGTTCCGCCAATGCGTCGGCCATGATGCCCTCCGTCAGTGTGAGATGTGTTGCGCAAAGGTATCCAGCCGACGCAAACGCAGCTGGTCGAACAGGGACGTATCTGGTGCCCCTCTGTCATCCCCCTCCAGAGCAGCCGGAGATTCCTTGGCCGGTGCTTTCTTGGTGGAGGCTGTGTTGCCGGTTCTAGTGGGTGGTGCTGGTGTTGTCTTCTTGCGGCTGGCAGCCTTGGCTGCCTCCTCCAACTCCTCTTTTGTAGCATCCTCTGGGCGTGGCTGAACGACCTTCCGGACGGCCTCACGGAATTGGCCCTGAGCATCTGATGGGACTCGGCTGATGAAGGACTTGACGCTAGCCGCGAACTCCTTGACGGTGGCATTGTCAATGCGGGCCTCCGGGTTCATCGGGAACAAGACAAGGCTGACCTCGTGAAGCTCCAACTCCTTGATTGTCCTGATCCCGGAGTCCTCATCAAGCTCTGCCTTGATTGTCCGATAGCCAATGGACATTGAGTCGATAAAGGCCACCCCGTCCTCATCAGGCCGGAGTCGGGCAAGGATCTCATCCCCGTCCGTTCCTGGAACAATCTTCCACAAGGTCCACAGCCCGTCCTCTGTCTCCTTGGCATCCACCAATCGGCCCACAGCATCCCGGACACTGAACCAATTGTGGCTGTCCAGCAAAGGGATAATCTTCCCGGATGAACGCCACTCCTTGAGAGTCTGCCGAAATGCTCCCTTCTTGATCACATCCAGACCCAGATCCAAACTCCAGGTTGAAGCAAGACCTTCAAAAGTCCGCTCCTGCATATTGACCTGCTTCACCTCCAGTGGTGAGGTCAATAGTTTGACCTCTGCGGTTTCTGCTTCTCTTGGCATTGTGATCAACCTCTTCTCATTGTTGTCCTAATTTGACTCATTCTCCAACGCCATTGCCCTCATCTCTTGCATTTCATACAGGTCCGAAAGTCTGTCATCATTTGGATCTGCGTCCGGCAACTTCACTGCCCGAACCTTTGCAGGTGTCTTGGCAGCTGTGATCTTATCAGACAGCTTGATATACTCTTCAATGGATATCACTTTTCCTCCTTTGATCCAATCTATACTGGGATACCAATTCCGATCCTTGCCAATTGGGGTGGAACCTTTGAAGATACAGATTCCAATCCTTCAAGGCAATCTTGGCAGCCTTATCATTTCTCATGGAATCAACATATTCCAGCAAATCACTCTCGCTAACATCACTGGGATATATAGCCGTCGGAACAGAGCGAATGTGATCAAGCAACAAATCCTTTGCATACCTCCCAACAATGTCCAGCCTATCACTCACACTTATTGCACTGGACCAAATCTCATCAAATGCAGATTCACCATGCTTATTGGCAATGGCATCAAAGAATGACACTTCTCCGTGATAAGACCCGCGACTGCCCAGTGATCCTTCTCCAAAGATTGATTCCACAATCTTCCTGGCTGTCCTCTCAACAACACCCTCCTCCAATCTTCTGCCCCATTCCTCATCATAGTTGATTCCATATCTTGACAAGGAATATGACCTGGCATGTGCCAACTCGTGATACACTGTCCGGAAATTTGTAACAATGTTTGGAGTTATTTCATCAACTCTTCCCTCTTTGATCAATGAGATGCCTTTAGAGATACCGTTCAAAACGTGCTCTGCGATATACATCTCTCTATGAACGGAACTCCACATCCCATTTGCGCCACCATTTGGAATTATATGCAAATCATCAATTGCCATCCCGGCAAAGTTGGTGACATTTTCAATATAATCCTCTGCAAAATCAGACGCAGCAATGGCGTCCTTAGCTGCGTGAGCAAATTTCCGGTCAGTCACAGAGGCATTGACTACCCATTCTGCCTCTGAAGAGCCAAGATCACGAGTATGTCTGATGTCTGTAAGCCTATCAATTGGCTCATCCGCGACAACTGGATCCTCCTCTGGTACAAATGGAGTTGGAGATTCCACAATTGTTTGGGCCAGACCATAGATCAATGTACAACGGCAATTGGGTTCACCCGGATACATCAACCCATTCGGGAACTCCTCATTGATCCCAACCTGAACCCCGTCCAACTCCACATGCTCAGGCCGGACTCGCGCATCGCGGGAGGATGTCCAAATCTTGAAGGCAGGGACTGCTTGTGTCCTGGCATAGTTAGACAGTGACTCCTGCTGTGCCCCGTTCCAGGCTCTGGTGGTCTCTGTCCGGGCCACCAACTGGGCACGATCCCGGCTGAAACCGGGAAGCTGCTGGATGGAGTGGCGCAATTGGCTCACCGTCAACCCTTGCTCCAATCCGCGTTGGACTGCTGCGGCCACTGCGGCTCCAGTGGTCTCGCCCATGACTGTACCCAGAAAGGATGCCTCCCTCTGGGAGAAGCCAAGCAGTCCGGACTGGATCAAGTTGAAGGTGGTTCCTACCTCTGCACTCAACTCGGCTGACGCATTCGATGCCGTGCTGACCACCAAGGGATAGCTGATGGATCGAATGCGAGGCTTGGCCACCTCTTCTGTCCACTTACCCAAATTGTCAACAAACTGCTCAGTGCTATCCGGGTCTACCTGCTTGATCCTCAAGGATTTATGACCCACCACTGTCCTATCAAACATCCGGAGAACTGCATCCCGCTGGGCAATCAACTCCCCATATATCGTATTGAACCAATCCTGCTCGTGGGACTTGGTGAGGATGTCAAAGTGTGCCCATGCCTTGTCCCTTACAGCCTGCGTATTCTGGGAAAAGGGTTCAGGTGAGGAGCACCCCCATTGGCCCCGTTCCTTTTGGTGGTGAAGTGGTGGCGTCTCGATGCCTCTGTCTCATCACCCTCCTCCCCCTCTCCGCCATCAATGGCCGGGAGGGGGAAGGGATTCACTTCTGGTTCAGGAGCGGGAGCATTTGAGCCCTCTTCCACATCTGCCATGATCCTGGCCACAACCTCCTCCCCAAGAAGGGGGAAGGCTGCCAGGATGATGGCTGTGGCGGAGGAGCGTGGCAGGCGACCTTCTGCCACGGATGATACCACCTCCACCAAGCTGGCAATCTGGGCACCATTCAGAGCGGTGGCCTGAACTCCTCCCCCTTGTCCAGAGGCTGCGGCGGCATTTGCGGCAGCCTGGCTGGCAGCAAGCTCCGGGATCTCATCAGCCAACGGGTCCGGTTCCGGTTCCAGACCCACCAACATCCTCCGCTCATTCAATGAGGACATTGTGGACTGTTGGACTGCCACCGCCGTCATTGACACAAGGTCCTTCTGGAGTGCCCGGACCCGGCTGGTGTCGAATGCGATATGCAACATCCGGTTGGACTCCAGTGGCTTTGAGCCAGAGGAAGTTGGAGCCCACAACAGCTGCCGGTCCAACACCCGTTCAAGCTCACGCCACTCCGGCTCAATGGAGTCCTCATAGGCCATTCGCCTGGCCTCCTCCATCTGAGACCATGGGGCATTCTCCATCCCAATCTGGTACTGGAGAACCACAGCTGGAATCCCGAACACAGCTGAGACCACAGACTCCACCCGGTCCAGAATGTCCCCAGGGATCATGTCCCGGAGAGTCAGGCTGGTTCGGGTGGCTGTGCCTCCTCCAAGGAGTGTGAGTGGCCCTCCCCGTTTGTCTCGGGTGGAATGCTCTTCCAATTGTTGCTTGAAGAGATCAAACTCATCCTTGTCAGGGTTCCACTCGTGATGGGGCTGGACAATGACGGAGGGGAACAGGCTGTTCTGGAGGATGTCCTGAACGGACGCGCGCGCCTGTTGGCCAAGGTTGAGCCAGGAGAGGACCACATCCACCTTGGATTGGCCATTGTGCCAATCGAATGGATTGATCTCCTGGAAAAGCACAACATCATCAGCGGTGTAGAACCGGGAGCCAGTGGCAGTGTTGATTGTGAACTTGCCGTAGATCCGGTCATCAGCCTGCTCCACGGTGAACTCACCCTGATAGAATGGGGTGAGCCTCCCGATCATACCACCACCAGTCAAGTCCTTCTTCCAGATGGCAGCGCCAGTGATGTCCTTGTATGCAATCGTCCGGGCCAACAGCTGGCCCATGTCGAAGTCTGGGCTGGGAGTGTCCAGGATAGCAGACAATGGATAATCACTCAACCACTTCCGATCCCCAGTCTCCTTGTCCTCCTCCACCACCATGAGCGGAGCCTCAGCAATCTTCCGCATCCGGTATCGGACAGCCACATTGAGGTATGCGGCAGCGGCATAGGCTGTGTCCCTTGTGACCCGCTCTGACTCGGAAGAGGCATAGCCGCCAAACAACCGGTAGATTGTCCGGGTGCCATCTCCGGAGAAGAACTGGATATTGGGTCCAAGGGTGAAGTTGACTCCCTTTCGCTGCTCCTCCATCATGTGGCGAAAGTGTTGCTCAACCTCTTTGCGTGTTGCTCTATGGGGGAGGGGATTGTTCCCGTCACCAGGAGAGACGGGTGTGCCCAACAGGTTCCGGAAAGGCCGGATCAAATCCACAATCAAGGAGTCTGAAGAGGGATGCCACCATTGCGCAATGAGAGATAATATACCCGTCTCGTCAGAGGATGGGAAGTGATTGTGGTAAGTATATGATACACAAGTACTTATGTGAGTACATTAGTGCATGGTGACTATCTGGGGCTAGCCAACCGGAACCTTCTGGGGATGGGCTGTGATCCATTACCATTGCCATTCATCCCGGAGTAAACCACCCCGACCATGGCCGGTCCCTTGTCGGATTGGAGGTTGAACATCTCAGTCCACAGCCAGACATAGGCATCCAACCGGTTGGGGCTGGGCATCCCTGGCTTCCAATTGCACAACTCATCCTCCAGGTCCACAAATACACCCTTGTGATGTATGCGCCCATCCTCTGACAGCTTCTGGACTGGTTCTGCTCGAATGATCTTCCCCCGGCTTGCGTTGACCAAGGTCACTGGAGGAGCACGCTCAACTGTGGAGATGGTGATAGCAACCATCTCCCCTCCATTGTTGGCCTCTGCCACCATTACATCTGCCTCCCACCGGTGATATGCGGCCACCGCAGCCTGAGCCCAAGCCTTGGGTCCTCCTCCCACAGTGCAATCCTCCAAGAGGATTCCGTGAGCAGTCTTGAACTCGTTGCGGTAGATCCCGCCCACCATGATGCCGGCCTCATCAGAGGTTTTCTTGCTGGTGACATTCGGGTCAATGGCCACCCCGATCCGGGCAAGCTTCTGCTTGTGATTGGGCTGGGCAGGTTGGCCAACCCGGAATGGGTCAATGTCCCGGACCCGGAGCCACAGACCCTCATCCGACTCTTCTGTCTCGTGTTGTGCCTCCCGTAGGAATGCCGCACGACCCCAGGCATTCAGCTGGAACTCACAGGCGTCCAGGTCCTGTCCCTCCCAGGTTGGAGTGCCGGCGCGAATGGCATAGCTGCGTGTCCCATCCTCATTGTTGATGGCTTCGATCTCCAGCCCTTCCACAGCCTTTTCCTCGTGCACAGATCGGTCGTGGAGAAAGTCCGCTGTCCCATCAGCCAATGTGGACACAATGCTGTTCTTGTGAATCCGGTTCTGGAGGAACAAGATGGCACAATCACCAGTCCCAGATGGCAGAATGGACTCTGTGATGGTCTCAACCTTCCTCTTGATCATCTCCTCCGTGTCGTGACGACTGTCAATGTCGTCAAACACAATAATGTCTGGGCGATCATCACCAAGCTTCACCCCTCGTGCGGCAGCATCCAGTCCGAGTGCCAGACAGTTGAACCCATTGGACACCCGAAGCATGTCAACGCGCCATCCGAGTGAGTTGCCATAGCGGTTGAGTGCTCGCGGCATCTCCAGAGACTCGAAATGCATCCCGATGGCCTGAACGTGTCGATTGGCCTGACCTTGGGTGGCGGACACATACAGAGCAAACCTCCTCCTCCTGCCCGTACCCATCCGAACCAGACCTAGCTCGATTGTAGAGGATTTGCCTCCCCCTCTGGGCCATATATCCACACGAGGCTGTGCGCGGACGTTTGGGGTAATCCCTTCCATCCATTCCCAGAGTGATGTGTGTCTCTGGCCAAATTCAGAGGACACTGACTTGGGGAACTTCCGGCGCAGCCACTCCTGATAATCCTCTGCGATGCCCATTGAGGCATTTGCGAGAGCACGACACCGGTCCACAAACATCCGGTACATCTTCTCTTCCAGAGATGGCTTGATCTCTGGGGTGATGGTACCGGGATTGTCTGAGATGCCCTCAGCGGACAGTATCAGCCTGGACATCTGTGATCTCAGGTTCTGGTGGGATCTCCATCATGGGCTTTGGAAGCAGCTTGGCAAGCTCCTCTAATGGTCGCTCAAGATACTCGAAAGGAACGTGGGTGGAGAACACATTGGAGAGGTGATTGATGAAGAGCAACATCCGCTCGTTGGTAATGTATTGCTGCATTGCCTCCAAGCGGGACTGCTCTGTGGCCACAAGCCTGCGGCGGGTATCAATTGTGCGGCGGATCTCTTCCCGGAGGACAGGGGTGTTGCGAGGCTTCTTCATCAAGTCCTTCCACAACTCCATTATGGCAGATACTTTCTTGCTGTTGCCCTCTGCCATTGCCACTGTGAGGTGGCCTCTCAGCTTCTCTAGCTCACGCCAATTCTCTGCGCTGTTGCCATACCGGTACTCTGTCAACAACTCCGTCAACTGAGCATCTGTAACCGCAATCTCTGCCCGGAGGGAGAGGAGATCATCATCATCCAATGACCGTTGAAACGTCTCACGCATGTCCCGGCCCATTGCTCGGGTGATCTGCGTGACTCGGCCATTGTACTTGTCCAATGTGATCCTGCCCCGTCCTCCTCTCCTCCTGCGATTGTGATTGATACAGCGGTCACTATCCACCAGCGGGGATACCGGGCAGGGGAATCCTGAGCGAGTCTTGCGGCCGCAGATCCTCTTGGAGAGGTGCGACTCAATCTCCTTGATCCACTTCTTGAGAGCGGCATTTGGCGGGTCCCATTCCACCCCGTCTCTGGGCTGACGTAGCTTGTCAGGAAGCACTCGGCTCATAATCATTGCCTGAACATGAACTCCACTCACACAGTTTTCAGACAATATAATCCGGTCACTCACAAAAACAAAATTGTGTCATGACAGCCCGGTCAATTGGATCTCGGAACAACTATTGGCTGTCGCGAACGTCCTAAAAAGAGGACGGGACATGGTTCCTTTCGCGACCCGCGCTATACGCGCGCCGTAGATGTCGAAGAAACGTTTTGTTGATTTGCAGTGTCAGGTCCGGCGCGCCAATTTTTCCGATTTTCCAGTTTTGTCCGAGAGTACAAGCCTAACTTTTTCACATATTGGTTAGCCAATAGGCACCCAATAGGGGGATAACCTATTGTGACCACAATACTTATTCCCCCTATTGGATGCAGCCTATTGGATCAGGTATGCGATTTTTTTTTTACACAACACTGACACCCCCTCGGCGCGTATATACGCGCGTCGCGGAAAGGCACCATGTCCCGTCCTCTTTTTAGGACGCACCATGAAATTGGCCAGAGACCAATCGGAAAGAGAGGACCTGGCCTTCCCCCCTCCCGAAGGGTTTTCTACCGGCTCCATGTGTTTATCAAGCTACTCAACCCATCCAAAGCCCTATCAAAGGACCCTTTTTTCGATTTTTTCGATTGGGACCGGTAATGTGATCTGTAACGCTTCCGAGTCCGCTTGATGCTCCGGAACCTCTCAATGTTCCGCACATACAACTCCTCCAGTATTTCACAGTCTGGACAAACCACAACCAAATCCTCTCCATCATCCAGCGGCGATGAACCCTCCTTCCGAGAAAACTCAACCATACAGTCCAAACATGCCAATGTCACATACCCACAGACAGCACACTCCCCCTCCCTTACACCACTCCCATCATGGGTGCACAAATCCTCCAATCTTTTCACCCAAAGCCTCCGGATCACCTTATATGCCAACTCCAGGTCCATCTCAACCCTCTTTTCCAACTCCAAGCACCGGTCACATCTCCGGGTTCCGCTGAACCCATCTGCCTTCCCACACAATTCACAAATCACCAACTCCTCATCCTCCTCCCTGACCGTTTTCGCATTGGCCAGATCGTAAATCCTCCGCAATTCATCAGGCCGCATCTCCTGCAATGTCGGGGTGACTGGACCATCCGCAGCTGCGCACCGGACATCAACACCTTCAATGATATTGGCAATCGTCTGTAACAGCACTCGATGACTTTCCATCACTTCACCCCTCCCTTTCCATTATCTCTCCAATGGTCCAAAGACTCTCCTCCGTTACCCAGAACGTCGTGTAATCTATCGGATGACCATCCCACCCTGTCACCGCAACCTCCTGGTCAAACTGGACCAAATAATCATGCCTCAACACCGTGGCCCCGTCCTTGCTTCGGATCAGGGCCACACTCCAGACTCTCCCACTCACCCCCAAACTCCCGTACACCACCCGATCCCCCACCCGATAGCGGGCACTCATGGATCACCTCCTCCTCCCTCAAGATGGGCCTTCAGCATCCGATGGTACTCCGCATGACACTCGGGACTGGACCCTGCCGCACGCTCCATCAGCCGGAAAACCTCCCGATCCAGTCCGATCCCTCTCCCCGGACCTCCCGGAGCCGGGATTCCACACATGCTTTCCACACCTCCCACACGATCTCCCCCTCCCCCCAACCCGGAGGACTCCCCGAAAATCGGAGGAGCCTCAGCAAAGCGGATCACCGTCCACCTCCCTTCCGGACAGCCACCGGGACCACCACCTCAACCAACTCCCGCTTGGCCCGTGTGACAGCCACATAGATGAGATTGTCCTCCTGTTCCATCTGCCAGACCTGCCGGGCAAAGGGTGAAGGCATGTACCGGTTCCTGCCCAGCAAGTACACCCGGTCCCACTCGCGACCCTTGCTCTTGTGGACAGTCGAGAGAGTGACTGTCTGGCTGTGGCCACCATTCGTGTCCCGGAACATCCCATTGATGACCTCCCGGAGCCGGTCAACCTTCTCATCATCCGGCAACCCGTCCATCAGCACATTCAGCGTGTCCACCCGGTCTGTGAGTGCTGCCGCCTTGGCCTCTGCTCCCTTGGCCATGAGCCGTTCCACCTCCTTGTCCAGGTACTCCCGGAGTCGCTTGCGGAGTGTCCCGATTGTCCGGGCAGACTTCCACTTGTTGGCCAGCGCGAGCAACCCGGCTCCGATCTCCCTCCCCTCCACGTGGCAGGCAACCCGGCGGCGGATCAGTTGGAAAGCCATCTCCACCAGCGGAGCCGTGTTGCGGCAAAGGATGGCATCCGTGGGCTGAAGATCCTCCTTGGCGAAGTCCTCCAGGTCAATGTTCCGCACGTTCCCGTCTGGAGCGGAGTCATGAGCCTCGATATGGGACACCCAATTGCGGGCCAGAGCCACAATGGACTTGGGGCACCGGTAGGTGACTGTCAGGGGAAGGTCCCGGCAACTGAACTCATCCCGGATCAGGTCCAAACTGTCGGAGTCCGCGCCAGTGAACCCGTAGATGGCCTGCCGGGGATCTCCCACTGCGATCAGTCGACCACCCGGCTTGAGCATCTTCCGCGCCAGTGCGCGGCGAGCCGGGTTGGTGTCCTGGGCCTCATCAATGAGCACCCAGTCGTTCTGCCACATCCGGACATTGTGGATCAGCGGTGCGTAGATCATGTCATCGAAGTCAATCACCTCCCCGTCCTGAGCGATGGAGTCCTGGAGGATGGTGATGGCATAGCGTATGCCCGTCTCCACCATACTGTCGATCCCCTCCAGCGACAACCCGTCACCCGCCAGCTTGTCCTCCATCTCAAAGTGGTCCACGATCTCGCGCCATGCATTCGGGTCCTCTGTCCGGGAGAGGATGCCCACAGCGCGCTGCTTGGCCAGCGAGACTAGCTCCTTGGTGAACTCTCGATACTCCTCTGGGATCTCGCGAGCCTCCATCAGCTTGCTGATCTTGTCCCCATCCACCTTGACGTTCGGAGCCACCCGCCGCCAGGCCGCGAAGCCAAAGCTATGGAAGGTGCCGGATCGCACGCGGCGGGTGTCCACCCCGGACTGGGAGAGTCGGGTGGTGATCTCATCCGCAATCTTCTTGTTGTAGGCTGCGAATGCTACAGATCCCTGAAGCTTCTGGCAGATCCACACGAGTGTGGTTGTCTTCCCGGACCCGGCCACTGCCACGAGAATGGCATTGCCACGGCCAGAGGTGACAAAGTCGAGTGCGACCTGTTGCTGAGGGGATGGCTTGGTGCTCATTGCGATTCTCCGTTTCTATGGGTCCTGCGCTCCGGTCCTGGCTCCCTTGTCCCGGCACCGGTCCTGCCCTTCTAATTATCGACCGGACTTCTGAAACTCATAACACCCCGGACAAAATGGCCCGCCACCTCCCGGCTCCCACTCCGGTAGTCCACACGATGGACAATGGGTGGTGTCTTGGTGTTGATTGACAACCGAAACCTCCCACTCAGGAAGCTTGGCCATCTTCAACCACACTGGAAGCGTGGGAGGAATGCCCCCGGTTGTCCGGGCCATGGCCACATCCTTCCTCCACTGCTCCCGGAACCTCTCCATCGTCCGGAACCTCTCCCGGAACCGGATGATGCCTGGTTCTGAGTGGTCAATGGAGTAACGTCCTTGTCCAATCTTCACGGCTCAATCTCCCGGATCTCCCACCACCCCCGCCACTCTCCCCCGGAGCGGAGAGCATGGAGCGGAACGCGAAGGATGTCAGAGGCTGTCCCGATCTCCACCAACGGTTCGATCCCTGGCCCAGATGGATGGAAGTACAGCTTCTGATCTATCGTGGTGTAGACCACACTCCCCCTGGATCGGAGGAGTGTGGTCAGACGGCCTGCCAAGCCCTCCCTCATTCTCCAGCTCCGATGTGGCCAGCCGGTCCCTTGCCACTATCAATCTGGTCATCCAGCCCGATGTTACCAGCCTTGGAGGAGCCGGCATAGTATGCCCATGGGTCCGAAGCCACTGGACGTTCGCGCCGGTTCTGATCCCGCTCTGCTCGCTTCCGCCACCTGGCCTCTTCCCTCTTGGCAGCTCGCTCTGCCTCCCGGTCTAGCTTGGCCGCTTCTTCTGGGTTGGCCTCCCTCCATGCCTTGTCTCGCGCGGCGCGTTCCTCCTCCTGGGCCAACCAGATCCTCCGGCGCTCCTCCTGCTGGGCCAGAGCCTTGGCATAGGCTCCTTCCCCATACAGGAAGTCATAGTTGCGCTCATACTCGGACTGGGAGAGTCGGGTCATGACCAAGGCCGTGCCGCCAGCACCAACACCAGACCGGGTGCGCTCCTCTTCCTGCCTCTGCTCATCTCTGAGGATGTCACTTCGCTTGTCCTGGAGCCTCCCGACCAACCGCTCTGCCGCTCCCTTGCGGAAGCTCGTGGCCATGGCAGAACGGTTGTGGTAAGTCCCGGTCTGGGCCAGACAGTACTCCTTGGCCAGGCGGTTGATGGCCGTCAAAAGGTAGTCCGCCATCATCTTGGTCGAGAGGATGTTGACCTTTTTGCCAACCAGCCGATGGGCACGGGACTGCTTGCGACCCTTGATTGTGTCGGTGGTGATGGTGGAGAAGTACCAACACCAGTTTAGCTCTGCAATGGCCTTCCACAACTCGCGCTCAAACTCAGAGAACCCGCCTAGGATCTTGGTGTCCTGCCGCTCTGCCCCTGCGCTGGCCCCGGACCCGACTGACTCCATATCCAGGTTGTACTTGGCCAGCAGATCCTGGGCCAGCTGGGTGGCCACGGATGCCTCGTGCTCATTGGCATTCCCGGCGGCCTTGTTGAGCAAAAGCTCAATCTTGTGAAGCGCCTTTCTCTGTTCTGCGGAGAAGTCTTTGGTAGTCATTGATCAGCCCTCCTCTTCAGGACCACGCGAGTCTCGCCAGTCCGCCATGGACAGTCCGGTGTTCACCGCATCCTCCAGGTCATCCGTGTAGTAGGCCGTGGCCTCCTTGCCTTCGGAGAAATTGACCTGGTACTCCCCGTACTCATCCCTCTTGATGACCATCCCGCGCTCCCGCAGGATCTTCTTGGCGTTCTTGGCATTCATGGCTCGTTCTCCGTTTCTGAGGTTGATCCCACCCGGCTCACTTGGCCGCTTCAGCCTCTGCGATGGCTCTCCACTCCTCCGCGATCTTCTGGGCCTGGGCCGCAATCTCCAGCCACCCGTTGTAGTGGTCCATTACATCCTGTCCCCTGTTGGCCTCAGCCATGGCCCGGTGGGCAAGTGCCTGCCCACTCTTGACTGTCTGGATCCGGTTACTCTTGGCCATGGTTCGTTCTCCGTTTCTGAGGTTGATCCCACCCGGCTCACTTGGCCGGTCACCTTCGAGTCTCGGCCACCCCACCCCGGATCTTTACACGGGTGACCGATATCAATATAGTGTCCGGATGCCCGGATGGAAAGGGTCATCCTCACTTCTTCCGGCTCAGGTGTCTCACGATCCGGTCCCGGTTCTCCTGGGTCATGGGCTTGGTCCCGTTGACCTTCCGAGTGGGCAGGGAAATCACCCCTCCCCGGATTGCAGCCTGGCGCTCCAGCTTCCGGTAATACACGGTTCTCCGGCTCATATGCTACTCCTCTCAGGGGTTGATGTAGGTGGGCCAGGGTGGCCAATATACTCGTGTCCACCCTGGCCCGAAAGTCCTTCAGAGGTAGCCCAGGAAGTCACCACTTTCATCACCCACCTGGATCACCCACTTGTCCCCGGCTGGGATGATATCATAACTCCAGTCCGGGTCATCATCCCGGATCTTATCCACGACATCCTGAGCAAGCTTTGGCTTGTCGAAGATCGTGGCCAGGGCTGGGTCAAACCTCCCATCCAGAGCAGCCACCGCTAACTTGATCCTCCCAGCAACCTGCTGTAACGCAGCAGAGACATTCGGTTCACGCAGTCGTGGGGCAAGGATGATCATTTCCGTTCGCGCCTGCTTCGCCGCGTCAATCAACTCCCGGATTCTCGGGTCCATGGTCATGTATCCTGAATGAGGTGGATAGGTGAGTGGCACTCCGATATGGAGTGCCACGCAGGTTGATTCTAGATCACCCCTCCTTGGGGGTGGTGGTGAGTGGTCCACCCGGCTTCTTCCGGCTCACCTCATAGGACCGGACCTTGTCAATCTCCACCCCGTGGGGGAGGTGGTGGCGGACTGGGTAGTGGGCTGTGGTCGGGAGTCCCGGAACCCGGCAGGTGATGATGTCGGCGCGCTGGACGTTCCGATCCAGGTCCTTGCGGACGATGCTGACAGCCTCCTCCCGCGTGTCAGCCACAGCCCATGTCCACTGGCTGCTGGCCCAGTAGTGCTCGATGACGTTGCTCATGACCGGTTCTCCGTTTCTGAGGTTTGCCCTGCTCCCGGCTCACTTGGCCGGTATTTAGAGTATCGGTCACCACGCGTGAAAACTTTACACGTGTGACCTCTTCAATATAGTGACCGGGTGGGCGGATGGAAAGGGGTGACCAAGGCCATGGTCCATGTCATACACCTGGGGGAAGAGGAGCCCACGCTGAACGATCCGGCGGATGGTGGCCGGGGAAACCTCGTGGATCCCAGCAAGCTCACTCGTGGTCAATCCCTCCTCCATGTACTGGTAGAAGATGACCCAATTGCGATCCGCCTTGCTCCCGGCTCCGTGCGAGCGGATGTGGTGGAGGTGGGACCCTACCTTGGTGGCAGATGGCCACCCGCAGAACGGGCACGTGAAGTGCTCTCGGGTGACTCGGGCACCGGAGCGGAGTGGGGTGATGACCATGGTGATTCTCCGTTTCTGGGATGAACCCACGTTTGGTGACTAACTGTTTGAACTTGGCCAGAGATGGATCAAAGGCACGGACATGGGCACTTATATGTCCATGCTCACGATTGGCCAAATGGTTGCAAGACATGAACTTATGGCCACATCAAAAAATCCCTTTTCTCGGCATATTCCTCCCCGGTAAGCTTGGTGATGAGTGTCGGGATGTGTATGAGTTTCCCGAACTTGGCCACCGCTCCCTCCCGGATCTCCTCCCGTGTGAGCCTCCCTCCCTGCAGGTCCAAGAGCACTTCACCATACGGAAACAGCAAGTGCTCCGGCTCCGGTGCATCCACCCGTAGGAACACAAACACCCGGCCACCAGCCATTGACCGTCTCCGCATCCAAAGGATCTGCTCCTTCCGGAAGTGGCGGATGCTGACTGGTCCTCCAGATTTTGGCCATGATGGAAGACACTTGAGCTCAATCCAGAACTCCCGCCCGCCAATGCACCCATTGACATCCGGAGTCCCAACCCCAGCCACCCCGTTCTCGATTCTCTCAATGTGACCTGCGTGAGCAATTTTGCTCCGGAGTTTCACCCAGAAATCACTCTCACGCATGTCTCTCCGGAGTCCATGTGTCTGTCCTTCCGTGCTTGTGGACCTCTGACCACTCTCGGCAGTACGCCTGGACATTCCGGTACCACTCGCGTGCAGTGGCCCCGTCCTGCCTCTGGTATCGCTTCTCCCCGCGTGCCAGCTTCCGATACTCGTGGATCTCACCGGAGAGAGTGAACAGTGGGATGTTGATCCACCATGGTGTCATGCTGATGGCAAGCTTGTCCGCAACACAGAGGATGCTGTATCGCTTGCGATCCCTCTTAGCCATAAACCTGCTGTGGTACAGGACCATGTCATGCCAACGGTAGTTTCCCGTCCACATCTCCATTGGGTATCCATCAACCACCTTCACGCTGACCCGATCCAGAATGCGCGGCCAGTCAAACAAGAAGTGGACAATGCTGGCCCCCAGGTGCGGGTGTAGCTCTCCCATCTCCCCATCCATATCCGGTTGTCCCCAGTAGCCCCAGTCGTGGACAATGAAGCAGACCCATAGCCTTGGGTCCCACAGGCTGTAATCCCGCCTCGTACAGTGGTCATAGGATGGGCGGAATCCATACAATCGAAACCAGGCCGCAGCCACGAACCATGGATGGAGGAACCATAAGTGGCCGCCATACAACAGGCTCCGGGTCCCGACTGGCAGCCTTGTGGACAGGGCCACCAGGATCAACAGTGCGGCCAGGATGGTAAGGATTGTCATGTGGACTTGCTTTCGCTTTTTTCAATGGCCTCCTTGGCACACAATTCCCCGTAGCCGCTGACCAGTTGACCAAGGATGAATGCCTCATTGGGAGTCATTTGTCTATCGCTCCAAATCTCGATCATAGATGCCATAATGAAAAATACATTCTCTGAGGTGTCCATTGGATGAACAAAAATCCTCTTCAAATCCTGTCTACAGTAAGGACAATACAACTCTTCTGCTTTTTGCACATTGTCTGATTCAATGATCCTGATCTGGGCAAAGTCATTTTGCTGGCATTGATACTTGGTGAACCATTTCATATCATAGATTCTGTGATAGGTGGAAGATAGCCAGCAATGTGCTTGATCACCAGCCTTGGCATTGTGTACTGTTCAATAACCCCATCATCAAACAGCACCAATGTTGTCTCTGGGTAATACCAATAAGGGGAATACACCTTTGGGTATACAGACAAGATCGTTCCATTGATCTGTATATCCGAACATTCGTGCCACCTAGAGATAATTCGGTCACCCACGCATAGCTGACGGATAGGCTGGGTCATCCTCGATTCTCCTCCACTTGGACACATAGAATATGCGCCACTCTGGGTCCCGGATCTTCCCGCGCCAGATGTACCAATCCCCGATCTTACTCCCTTCCACTATGGGCTTGCCAAGCTTCTCATAATCATATCGGCTGATCTTGGCAATGATTGATCCAGTATCATCCTCCAATGTGAGGTTGAGGAACAAGTTGTTGCGGAGGATCTTCCGTCCACCACGCTTGGCCAATGCATCATGCTCGTTCAGGTCGCGCTGGTTCTTGACCTTGATTCTGGCAAGGAACACATACTCACCCGGATCATTGACATCCCGGACATAACTGACAGATCCGGATGTGACCCTGTGGTTGCGCGGATTTTTGTAAATGTCACCAAACCTCCGCTCCCCCTCGAATATGTCATCATATGGGGTGGTCCCGGAGGTAAGCAACTTGACCTGTCCCGGTAGAAGTCCCTTGCCTGCGGAACGTCTGTCAATGATGTCCTGGGCCTTTTTGGGCCCAATGCCCTTGATGTTGGTGATGCCTCCAATGAGTCGGCCATCCGCAACTTCCCAATTGAGAGTCGAGTGCTTGATGTCGAATGGCTTGTACTCATAACCCTCTCGCACCAACTCCCGGAGAATGCGGATGCCTTGCTCTGAGTCCTTCTCATTGCGGAGAACTGCGGCTGCGTACTCCAGCGGATGGTGGGCCTTGAGCATGGCGCACCAGTAGCTGATTAGGCCATAGCTAACTGCGTGTGACTTGTTGAATGCCCAGGAACCGAATGTACAGATCTTGTCCCAAACGTTCTTGGCATCCCGCTCCCCAACTCCTTGATCCAATGCACCCTCCCGGAACTTCTCCCAATACTTTCCGAAGAACTCATCACCCAGACTCTTGGACATGGCCTTCCGGAGCATTGACACATCCTCCCAGGATAGCTTGCCCATGACCCTCCCGATGGCCATAACCTGCTCCTGGTAGATGACTGTGCCATAACTCTCCTCCAGCAAATCCGAGACCATTGGGTGGAGCGGGACAATCTTTTGCTGACCAATTCTCCGGGCAACAAACTCATTGGCAGCCCCACAATGGAGAGGACCTGGACGGGCCAAAGAGGTGATGGCCACAATGTCATTGAAGTCCCGGATCTTCATCTGTCTGGTCAGGCTTTGAAGAGCATATCCCTCGAACTGGAACACCCCACTGAACCGATCCTGGTTCAGGATCTCGAATGCCTCTTTGTCATCCAATGGATACGTCACCAGCCAATCCCGATCCTTGCCAATCTGATCTAGGCAATCCTCCAGCACGGATAGCGTTCGGAGTCCCAGCACATCAATCTTCAACATGTTGAGACGTTCTGCATCACCCTTGTCCAACTGGGCCGCTCCGCTCCGATCAATCGCACAGTACCGGGTCACCGGGTCATTGACCACCAGAACTCCGGCGGCATGCATCCCGGAGTGGTTGGCGTGCCCCTCCATCTGGGCGGCAATTTCCAGCTGAGGATACTTCCGGAGAAGTGCCTGGCCAATGTCCATAGAGTCCAATGTGTCCCGGACGCAGAGGTTTGCACGCGCATCACCTCCGGATCGGTCCAGCATTGCATTCTTGACGTCATTGACTTCCCAAGCAGGGATGCCCAATTCCTTGGCCACGATTCCGAGACATGACTTGGCCTTGTAGCGGTTGATGGTTCCGATCCTTCCCACTCGCTCTGAACCATAGACTTCCCCTAGTGACTCGATCACCTTGTCACGCTTGACATCCGGGAAGTCTAGGTCAATGTCCGGAAGGTCTGCACGGGTAACGTCAATGAACCTCTCGAACATCAATTCGTGGACAATTGGATCCACATCCGTGATCCCCATCAGATAGCAGACTAGGCTGCCAGCTGCGCTCCCTCTCGCCGGGCCAACCAACATAGTCTGTTTGGCTCGTTGGACCATGTCAGCAATCACAAAGAAGTAATCCTCAAACTTCTTCTCTGCGATCATCTTCAATTCCCGGTCCAGCCGGTCCTTGTACTCCTTGTTGAGTTTTAGCCCTCTTAGTTTCGCTCCCTTCAGACACTCCTTGCGGAGAGTCGTGCCCCAGTCCCGCTGGACCATGCTGGCGGAAGGAAGTTGGTCCAGAGTGATCAGGCTGGCTATGTAATCTGTGTTGGTGAAGCAATCATCCGTGGCCTCTGGAATCGACAACCGCAACTCCTCTTCCCCCATGATATGGTGGCCAGCAACTCGGGAGTCCCGGTTGCGGAAGGCTACAATATCATACACATCCTTGTCGCCAACTCGTGGATAGAGGTTGTCTGTGGTGGCAACCTTCTGGAACCGGTCATCCCTCATTGCCCGCCGGTTCCAGGCTTGATTCCCTGGAGTCACCTCCAGATAAGTTGTCCCAGAGGGATTCAGCCGGGTAAGGTCCGCAGCCGTCCCGGAAAGCACAATGACCCGGTCGGAAAGATGGTTCACGTGGTCATAGTCGATTCTGGGGAGAAAGTAAAACATGCTATTGGCCAGAGACACAAGATCATAGACCTCCCCAAGCCCTTCTTCATCCTTGGGCAGAAATGCCATTATACTGTGACCCTGGCGCTCCTTCACACTTGCATCCTTGACCACAGCTATTTCCGCTCCGAGAATTGGCTTCAAGCCATGTTTGGAGGCTTCCCGGAAGAACTCCACATGCCCCCAAGTCCCGGAGTCCGCAATGCCCACAGCAGTAGATTCTGGAGAGGAGTCTTTGGCTGCATCCAGCACCTCCGGGACCCGTCCATACACCCGGCCAAAGCTGTACTCTGTGCGCAATCGGAGGTGGTTCATGTCACATCCGGTCCTGAGTCCTGAGCCATCGAACGATCTCTGCCAACTGGCGAACGTCATCTAGTGCCCGGTGTGTCTGATTGGCCGGGTGTCCAGTGGCCATTTCGTACAGCTGCTCTTGCTTGAGACGGTGGCCCTTGATATCGTTGGTTATCTCCGCAGTACAAATGTGCTCCGGCGGCCACGGGAACATATTGACTCGGGAGAGCCTGGTTAGCTCGAATGTGACCAGAGAACGGTCAAAAGGTAGATTGTGAGCCACCAGCACCGACTCCCCCAGGAAGAATTTGAGCAACTGCCCAAGGTGGCTGACAAAAGGCTTCTTGTCGGCCAGATCCTTGTCAGTGATCCCAGTGATTTTGACGATCTCTTCTGTCAACTGAACTGGAGGCTTGCAAAGGAAGTGTACATGCCCCTCCTCCTCCAAGGAATCATTGTTGAGTTTCAATGCAGCAAACTCGATGATATAGGGTTGCTGGGAGAGAGGCACTGGGGCTGGTTGAACCAGCCCCGTTGTCTCAGTATCCAATAGAATCATTTGCGAGCCTTTCCACCCGGTCGTGGACGGGAGAACCGGAAGTTTGGGGATTTGCAGTGGCAAGATACTCCCTTGGCCACCCACCCACCTTCTGCTATTCCCCGGACCTTGAGGAAGCCACGTATTTCCCGGACCTTGAGGAAGCCACGACAGCTGTTACATCTGGCCCGGAGGTATCTTGTGCGCCGTTCAATTTTGCTAGCCATTGTATGGCACCCTCTCAATCAACTTGAGATAGAACCCAAATTGGTCCAAGGTATCCATGATACAATACTTGTACCGGCGGGAATCCTTGATATGAGGATTGGTGTGGGATATTGTCCGGACCTCCTGGGCCACCTGATATCCTGCCTCTACCAATGGCCGCTTGGCCTCTTCTATACTGGGGACATGCAGGCCAAGGTGACTCATTCCTGACTCTTGGCCAACCTGACCAAGCCAATTGTCGTGCTCATTATCATAGCTAAGAATCTCAAATTCAAACGGGCCCAGCTGGTAGTTGAAATTGAGAACGGCGGGTGTTGGCCCGGAATAAGATCCATCGGTTCCTGGCCAAACCTCTCCCTCTGTGATCACCCGATCCTTGGCCCATTCGGTTAGACCAATGAGTTTCAGCGCCTCCTTGAGTGCCTCAGGATTCTTGGAACAGATTGCCACCTGTTCAATGAAGTATGGAGAACGTTTTGGCTTCTTCTTCTCCTTCAACTTCAAGACTTGGATAGCCATCAATGAATAATTGGCCATGTCCAGCAGACTGTCCAGCAGACTGTCCCTAGTCTCCTCCCCGACAGAGTCAGAGGATTCATCCACCATAGCAGTTTTGATCCGGATATATTTCCGGTGGATATCGCTGAAGCAAAGTTTCCTGTCCAGCATTGCATCATTCAGTTCATACCGGCTTTCCCCGTACAACTTGACCTTTTCCAGACGCAATGAGGCCATCCCCTCAACAATCTCTTCATACTCCGCTTGGGTTGTAATCCCCAACTTGCTAGCCAACAGCAATCTTTGTTCTTTGTCCAGCCTCTCAATCTCAGACATGTCTTGGTCAAGCCCCATATGGAAGGATACATCCGGAAAGATACCGGTGTCTCTCCTTGCTGGAGAGAAGGAAGGTGATGAATTCAGCAAGGGTTGCCGGGTCCGTTTCTACTCCGCAAGGAATTGCGGCCAACTGATATGCTCGTGCCTCCTCTGGAGTCCAACCACGCTCCTCCGGCACCCGTTCCTCAATATACCGGCTCATTTCTGTACCGGCGAGTTTGTTGGGTGAGATCCCGAAAACTGTGATGTTGTTCCTCCGGGTAAGCTCCCTCGCAAGTTGCAGAGTCATGATGTGGGCTGCTCCCTTGCTGGCATTATAGGCTAGGGAACCGGTCATGGGCATGTGACTGGCATTGGATACGATATTGAGGATGGTTGCCCCTTCCCCTTTCCTCAACTCCTTCCGGGACAGCATGCTCAAGAAAGTTTTCGTGACTAGGAAGATGCCCTTGGCATTGGTGTTCATAACCATCTCCCAGTCTGCATCTCGGAACTCCTGCAACCAACCAATTCGATTCACCCCTGCATTGTTGATCAGGATACTTGGGAGAGGGATGTTATTTACTATGCAGACGTTTCGTACATGAGCACAAGCATCAACTACACTACTCTTGACTTGGACATTACAAAAGACATGGAAATCAGATCCAACTGGCTCATTGGTATCTGGAGCATGATCAAGATTGAATACCTTGAAGCCCTTGTCTTTCAACTCTGACTTGATAAATGCCCCCAGTCCGTTCGATCCCCCGGTGATCACCGCTGTCTTGTTCATGTTGGAACATCCTGTGTTTGGAAGCAAGTCAGCCCTAAAGATCGCCACATGTCCACAACTGACTTCCGGTCCTCAAATACTCCCATGACCACAGAGTCAGGATAGTGTATCTTGAAGTCATTCAGGTACCAATCCCGCTTGAACTCTGCTGAACTCAAGTAATCTCCAATAGGACGCATGGCCAATACATCATACTCGATTCCATTTTCTTCCAACCAATCCTCCGTCAGCTTCTTGAACTTCTCTGGCCTACCGGTGCACAGAGCAGTCCGGTGGTTGGACCACATCTGGATAGAATTGAGGATGGTCACCTCTGGTTTCCTGATTGGATCAAAGATACAGGCACTGTGATATGCATCATAGTCCGGTCTGAGCCCGGACTCCCTTGCCCGGAGGATATGGGACACTCTATGATCATGATCACACAATGTCCCGTCCAGATCAAAGATCCACCACAAATTGCTTCTGGAACGTGCCTTCCTCCTTATGGATTCATCAATCTCCTCCGGAGTGTATGGCATAGTATCAACCATGGGTGGTCTGTGACTCCTCTCCCACCTTGATTGTGGGCTGGGCTTCTGCACGCTCCTTCTCCCAGATGGTCTGGATCTGGTTGGGGCTGAGAGGAGTCTTGTCACCATATGATGATCCCGTCTCCGGGTTGTACACATATGGCTTCACTGGACAGTCACTGACCGGGAAGGTCGGGAACAAACATGTCCCGTTCCATGCACACTGGACCCGGATCCAATTCTTGGTCCATGGGTGGACTCTATTGACCTCCTCCCGGATGGCCCGGAAAACGTCCTGAAACTCCCCCTGGGCCTTGACACAGAGCCTTTTGAGACCCATGTCGTGGAGAGTCCGGAGGTTGGCCTTGAAGATGATGTTGGTGCTGATGTTGGTCGGGAGGACTCCACGGGCATCCTGTGGTCTGGCTCCTGCTTTCAGCAGATAGGAATACATATCACTGATATGCTTCATATCCAGATTATACTCCAGCTGACGCTTCTCATCCTCAGCAATGGAGGGACCGGTTACATATTCAAAATCGGTCATGTCCACTACACGTTGGGCCTGTTGGGCGAAAGAGGTTCCCACCCGGTGGCGAACTAGCTGGTGGGTAAATGCCCGACTGACTCCCTCAATGGCAAACACATAGTCCACAAACTCCCAAGAGGACTGGATTGTGTTGCGCATATACTCTAGCTCCTGCATCTTCTTCTCTTCTGGCCAATTCCGAATCTCTTCCATGGCTCCAGGAGACATGGTCAGGCGAGTGTTCTTTGTGAAGAGGAGCAGATCCAGCGCGTCCGGAGTGTAGCTGATCAGAGTGACTTTCATCAGTTTGCGTAGTAAAGGCGATTGGTGTATCCATCCCGGAGTCGGATGAATTTGTCGATGATTGAAATATCCTTGACCACATCATCCAGCAGGATCTGTCTCCACGTTGCAAACCTCCCCAGGCTATAGATCCCGTGGCTGTCGGTTGTGCTGAGAATGAATCCCCGCCGTTGGTTCTCGTCAATTGGGAGGATCTTGCCAAACTTCTGGAACTTGGGAGTAGAGATTTCAAATGATGACCGGTGTATCCCGAAGTCCTCCAAAATACCAACCCAATCAATCCCTGGATCTGATCCCCACTCATCCGTGTACTCAGCAATCATCACACTCCCAGTCACGCTCACCCGGTATGGAGCCACATTTGGTTCTGGATAGTAGATTGTTTGGTGAATGTCTGTGCTGGGGGAACGGAACTGGATGTGCTGGGAATAGATCCCTGTGTACCGGAATGGTGGACGCTCCGACTCCTTTGGCCATCCGAGTATCCTCATCAGGGATGGCATCGGGATGGTGGAGATGACTGGTTGGTGAGTCTGCTTGTATGTCTCGATCCAATCTGGTGTCATCCCGCTCCCTGTCTGGATATCACACCGGCTGGCCAGCCTGGCCAAGAAGTCTGGTGGGGCAATGTACCTCTTGACCGGAGAGGTGTTCAACACACTCCGGTCCATTACGTGGCCCGTTACCTTCCGGGAATAGAGGTTGTTCATGGCCAAGGTAGGGGTGGTGTGGAGACTCCCCCGGTACTTGATAGCCTTGGTCACATTCACCTCCCGGAGAGGGATGCCAGTTGATGCCTCTACATCTCTGGACCGGAAGCGGAGGAGTGCGCCATGGTTGTCCGGTAACTCCGGCTGAATCTCGTGTATCACCGGACTGTGGTGGCTGAGCATAACTCCGGCCAACAATCCTGCCATCCCTGCCCCGTATATTATCATTGTCACCTTCACAGATGTGAGGAAGGACGGGGGTGCCTCCCCCGTCCTTCTGGCTCGATTGGAATGCTCTATCACTTCCAGCTGATATGCCCCAGCCTATTCATGATCATCAGGTCCGCAGAGAGTGCACCCGCCTTGAGTGCGTCCTCATACACCATCCCATCCTTCAGCACATTCCAGCTACGGGTCCTCCGGGTGTCCTCCCTCCGGTGCGCTCCCATGCCCTTGGGTGTCCGGTGGATCTTCTTCCCGGAGTACTGGCTCACCTTGCTGGTGGCTCCTGCACGGGTCCGAGTGGTGGTGGCCTTAGAACCTTTCTTGGCTACAGCAGCCTTGGATGACTTGTTGTTGGCTGACTCCTCCTTCTCCACCTCTGCGGATTCCGTTTCGTGCATCACTGCCAGACCGGGGAGGAGCGGGGCCACCTTCTCAGCTGCCACCGCCAAAGACCGGAAACCCTTCACCGGGGATTCTGGATTAGCCTCATTGTGAATGGTCACTAGCCAGGCCATTGGAAGCTCATCCAATCCCGTTCCGTCCTTGCTGACCAGATGAGCCTTGGTCCCGTTGCTGGTCATCTTCTCCAGCGCCTCCTTGGCACGAGAATGAGCCTGGAATCCGAGAACCGCATTGCCGCTGGCACTGATGAGGAAGTACTTGGATGACTTGACCATTGTCCATTCTCCGTTTCTAGGTTCCGCTCCCCGGTCACTTGCCGGGCCTCCTTATTCTCGACCACCCTGCCACCATACTTTACATCGGTTGCCCCGACACTCCCTGGCTCGTGGCTACACCGTCCTGACTTATGACATTTGCGGCCCGTCCCGGTCAGGAACGTCCCCAGGCCAACCCCGTTACTCTACCGTCACATGCTCCAGCTGACGCATGATCTTGAGGTCATCGAGATTCCCGCCAGCCTCTGAATAGTCCTTGACGGACAGGGTGCCCTTCTTGCTGGCATGCTCTTCCAGGATCTTCCACGAGGCAGTGCGCCGTGAACCCTCCTGCCGCTTGGCCTCACGACCCTTTTCCAGAATGGTGATGATGCCATCCAGCGACTGTTCACGCGGCGCGCGCTCAGGCCTCTCAGGGATCTCACCCGGCTTGGCATATCCGGAGAGGAGAGGATACACCGTCTCGATTGCTTCCGCCTTGTTCTTGAAGTCCTTGACCTGGGCCTCAGCATCTACAGCCTCATTGTGGATGGCCACCAGCTGGGCCTTGCTCAACCCCTGAAGATCCTCAGAGATGAGTACCAGGGTACTTCCCTCACTCTCTCTCTGGGCAGCTTCCGCATCCGCTTTCCGGCTGTAGCCGAACACTTCGGATGAATCCTTGTTGATGACGAACTTGTTGAGCCTTGCCATGGTACGTTCTCCGATCTTCTGGTGGTTTGGTTTGCCCCTTGACCCGCGCGCATACAAGATAACACATTCACCCAGTCATGGAAAGAGGGATCTATCGAAAGGTGATATGGCTCAACCTCTCCATGATCTTTAGATCCTCCATATGCCCACCCGCCTCCACATATGCCTCCACCGTCATCCCATCCTTGATGATGGCCCATGACTCTGTTCGTCTTGTCCCGGACTTCCGGGTGGCAGATAGTCCCTTGGGCAGGCGATGAATCCTCTTGCCTCCCTCCCCCTCCTTTATCACTCGCGCGCGCGAAGGGGAAGGAGTGTGCCCCTTTCCCTTCTCATGGGACTTCTCTGCTCCGGCAGCCTTTGCCCCAGGCCCAATAGTTGATACCACCCTGGACCAAATGTTCCACGTGTATTCTACCGCCAGCTTCTTGTTCCGGAAACTATACTGTTTGGCGCGCTCAGGCTTCATAGTCATCCGGAAAATCTCAAGCAAGTCATCTTGGCTGAGTTGTGTCAGGTCTGACATCCTAGCTATGACCGGAGCCTTGCCACGACCCTTGGGCAGGACCTCATCAACCGGGATCAATTGCCATGGGTGCTGGAGGAGCCGGTAAGGTTTCCTTGCCACATCACCCTCCGTTTCTAGTGTGTATGGGGGGCCAGGTTCCTCTGGGATGATATATATGCCACAATCAGCAATCGGGACAATACCAGGGGTGAATTGATCTCGTGCCGTGTTGATCTCATCTTGGGTGGCATTGTCCGGGACAATCAACGGGATTCCGGATCTGGTGATGAACATCTTCCGGTGTTTGGGCCGGAGTCCCTGGGCCCAGACCGGAGCATCAGGCCTGGGATCGGAGGTGTATTCATACACATGGTGGTCCGCATCCGGATTGGCCCACCCGGTTCCAGGCCCACCCCGTTTCTTGTGGACCTGGACCGGTTCCCGGAGGAGTACCAATTCATTCATGACCGGTACTTCCGGAGTGCTAACCGAATCATCCGCGCCTCCTTCCTTCCATGCCACCTGGCAGACTCGGAAGGGGTGATCAGGTGGCCATCGTGAGAATCATCGACGCATCCTGATGTGATCTTGCCGTGGTCATCATACAACCGGAAGGGATTGTCCACAGCGCGTCCGCAGGTCCCGCAAATTTTCTTCTCCATCAGGCGTTCTCCGTTTCTGAAATGTTTCAGGAAGAGATCCCGAACTCCTTGTCCAACTCTAGGGCATCCAACTCCCACCCGACAATTTCCTCCCAATATCCCTCTCGCTCCGCAAAGCCCTCAACATCTCCAGTCCAGAATCCTGCATCCCTTCCCAGCAACTCTAGAAAATCCTCCCGCTCGATCCCGCCAAGATAGATTCTCATTTTCAGTTCTCCATTTCTGAGGTTCCTTGTTGTGATTCCGTACTAGGAATATCGACCACCAACCATGAAAACCTTAGCCTACGCTATCAATATAATGGACATGAGGGCATCCGGAAAGGCCCATGATCACCAAAACCCACTTTTGGTGACTAACTGTTTGAATTTGGCCAGAGGTGGATCGGGAATGTTTGCATGGGTACTTATATGTCCACGGTCACGATTGGCCAAATGGTTGCCGTTCATGAACTTATGAGTGGGTAATATCTTTGGGTGTGAGGGGAGATGAGATGAAGTGACTCACGTGCTCGGGTGGCCCCGACATAAAAAACCCGGTGCTCGTGGTCCGGCTCCTTGGTGTATGATTGATATGTCCGGCTCGACATATCCGGAAGGAGTAGGACGTGATCAGCTTCCGCTCCCTTGACTCCGTGAATCGTCTCGATGGTGATTCGTGGGGTGTCTGTCAGGCTCTGCTTTCTCCGAATGAGCGTGGAGTAATAATCGCGCTGGACCGGGTGCATCCACCGGAATGCCTGCTCCCATGGTTGGCTGGAGACTCTTTCCGTAATCCATGATCGAACCTGAGACACTGGGTATTGCTCTGTCTCCCGCAGGGTTGGGATCATGGCCATGCTTGCGGCGCAAACATCCCGGAACTCCTGGGCACTGAAACTCTCCTCTGGATCCCCGAAGCTATGGCGGACCTTGTTCCACAAATTGATCAGCCTGACATGTTCTTCCGATATGGCACTGCCCGTCCGGGTCCGATATGGTAACCCTAGATATTGGACAAAGTCCTCCATCTTCCGGGTAGCGTATCGGTTCCGGGCCAAGAGCATCCATGAGCCTGTGGAATTGATAATGGTATCAGCAATGTGGTCCAACTCCCAATAGTATTCCAGCACACCCTCTCTGGAGGAGTGATCAAATTGCTTCCGGTATCGGGAGGATATGCGACGGGTGATGCCCTGAGATAGATCGTGAATTATCTCGGGCAGTCTATGAGAGATGGGAAGGACTTCAGCTGTCCCATGATCTGACAAGGAGAGGAAGGTTTCAATGTCTGCTCCAGCCCAACGGTATATAGCCTGATCATCATCCCCTCCGACATACACCCGCTCCGCTCCGGATAGCGCAACCTCTGCCGCAGCCCACTGGGAGCGTGTGAGATCCTGTGCCTCATCAATGATCCCAACCCGGACGGGTATCGGTTCCCCCTCCCGGATGAAAAATAGCAGCATGTCTGTGAAATCCATCTTAGCAGAGTCTACCTTGTACTGAGTATAGGCCTGATCAAACCTCTTCAACTCATGGTAGTCTACTGGCTCCCGCAGATCATGGTATGTGTCAGAAAGACTCTGCATGGTGGTGGCTGAATAGTCCACAATCCGGAGCATGGTCGATCCCTTGTGCCGCTCGTGGATGATTCCCAGGTCCTCCACATTTGCGTCGGGTGGGCCCAGACTCTCCCCAATCACCTGGGAAAACTCCTCCCAATCTCTCGCACCCATGATCTCGTCACGGGTGATGCCCAACCTCCGGTACACAAGGCTGTGGATTGTCCGGAACCATGGCAGATCTTCTTCCGGATTCAGCCCGAATCGGGTGGCTGCTCGGGTGGCTGCCTCATTGGCCGCTGCTCGGGTGAATGCTAGGAATGCAATCTCAGAGGGGTGCACCCCGTTGTTGATCTCCTCCTCCATAATGTTGAGCAGCCTGGTTGTTTTGCCACAGCCAGGACCTCCCAGGATTAGGTGGAGATTGTTCAGTTTCAAGGAGTCACCAAGGATCTCGGGTCAGCCCGGTGGATGTCTTCTGCAAAGCTTCCCGAACCGGGTCACGCAGGTCGGTTGCAAAATGGACAATGGCCTCTTGGGCATCCGGAGGAAGGTGTACAATGAACCCACCATCCAATTCCATGCCATGTTCCTCTGCCAACACCCGGAGAAGAGACACCTGCAGGGAATATACATTCTGGTCATTGTCCTGTAAATCCTCGAATGGGGTCAGTAACTTCCCGAACCCTTCATCACCACTGGTGAACTTCTCTGTTGCCTTCCAATCCCCGGTCCATGCCCTGGAGGATGAGTCCAAGATCAAGGAATCCATTGCCCCAGCAATGCCCAAGGATGGAGAGAACAACATCAACTCGGAAGCCACACAACTGGCCCCGACCAACCGGGTTGACATTAGATTGTGAAACAGCATGTACCGCTTGTATGCATCCTCCGCAACACTCTCTCCAAGGGAGCCAGCCCTATCAAAGTCCGGAGTCCCACCTTTGAAATAGATGTCAATCCACTCGTGAACTAGGATGCCAATTCCCCGGCTCCGATCTCCCTTGGCCTTCCACTCAGATAGGATCACAGACGGGTCCACACCCCGTTCCTCTGCCTTCCGCTTGCTCCAGTATTCAGAATCAAATGGCTTGCGGAGGGACTTCAGCCAACTGGTCATTGACCGTAACTTCCGGTTGCCGTACCAGTAGTTGTATTTATCCTTTCTGAACTTTGGATCCTTCAGGGTATCGGGAAGATTCATTGATCAATGCCTCCATGGTTTGGTTCAATCGCACTCGGGTTTCCTTCAAATCATCCAGATGGTGAACATCGTCATTTGGCGGAATCGTATATGTTGCTATCCACTTTTCCAAGTCTCGGATCTCCTGATCAAGATACCACCCGAACAACTTCAGGTCCACAAGCGTCAGCATGTCTCGATAACCCGATCTAGTTTGGACTTGAGAGTGTTGAGCTTCTTGGCTTTGTTGCTGGCGGAAATAGATTGCTCACCACCCACACTGGCCCACTCCTCTACATCCCGGATATTCTCGATCAACAAACTCCGAAGATAGACCCAATCCTGTTTACTGAGCTTGTCCATGGTAGGTTATTGAAGGATTGAATCAAGACTTTCAGGGTTGATACTCTCTCTGAGTTTTGACTCGATAATGTTGTCCTCAAATAATCCGATTGACTCCAAATAAGCAACTGTGGCCACAGCAAGTTCATATCCCTCCGGGTCCACCTCCTCCCATGTCCTGTCCACCTCTCCGGAATCATTCTGGAGAGGTGGAGGTACATAGCCAACAGCCTCCTCCATCTCCCTCTTCAGCCAAGCAAACAACAGCCATCCACCGTTCTCAGTCAACTTCGATAGCTCCTCCCAAGACTTCTGAGACAGTGTGCCGTGTATGTTCATGCTACGATATTGAGGTTGGTGGTTGCTCGGGTTATGGCAGTATATAGCCACTGCCTGCGTAGCTTCTCATCCCGTCCCTTTGCAAATCCGTCATCACACAACGTCACTGTTTCCCACTGTGATCCTTGGGATTTGTGAACGGTGATAGCATATCCAAAGTCCAGTTGGAGTTTGTTCCGGTCCACCCATTCATTCGCAGCCTCTGAATCCTCATATGCCCGGAAGTCCTTGGTGTCAATTGGGGCGGATGGAATCACTCTCCCCTCATACAACAGGTCCATCACCACATCCCCGTCCTCATCAAACTCCGCATCCGACGCAGCCTCACAGATCACTCCGTTCAACACATCATAGTCCCGGTCATTCCGAAGCATGACAAGCTTCTCCCCGCTTTGTGGCAAGGTCCCGGAGTATTCCATGACATTGCGAATGTTCCGGTTGATCCTCCGGCGCGTCTCATTCTTACCGGAAAGGATCTGTCCTGTGATGGATTCCTCTGCCAACCAATCTGTGTTGATGTCCCCCTTCCGGATCTTCCGGCAAGTGCCTTCCTCTCCGAATGGAATGTGGCCACCCTCCCGGATCTTCATTGACCAGCGAATGATCGGGTTGTCCAGTGCCTGTCGATGGATCTCTGTGAGTGTAAGGTCTGGCTTTTGATTGGTGAAGTAACCAGATCCCTTGACTGGAGGAAGCTGGGCTGGATCCCCTAAAACCAGAACCTTCTTCCCGAAACTCAACAGGTCCTCTGCTATATCCCGATTGACCATTGAGCATTCGTCCAGCACAATCAAGGATGCCTGAGAGGCTAGGCTGTCCGGGTTGAGATGGAATGATGGGCCCTTGATTTTCTCCCGTTCAATTTGGATGGATTGTTCTAGCTCCTTGATCTCTTCCTCCAGCCTCTCCTCCTCTGCCAGACCACGTGGGACAGGCAACTCAACTTGCCGGAGCACAGCCAACCTCTTCTCCATTTCCACCAACAAGCTCCGGTCCCGGTCCGTCACATTGTATAACAAGGAGTGAAGGGTGGATGCATTCCAGCACCCCTTCTCCCGCAACACACTCGCGGCCTTACCGGTATAGGCTGCGAACAGCACCAAGCCGTCAAGATCCCTGACCAAGTGCTGGGCCAAAGTTGTCTTACCAGTGCCAGCAAATCCGGCAAGATAATACACCTGCCGGCCACGGTCATTTATCCACGAGGAAACATCCTTCAGCGCGCGCTCTTGTTGCCCAGACCATTTCATTTCCCATTCTCCGTTTCTCTATTGATCACAAGTCCTCCAGGGTGGGTATACTATAATCTTCATTTTGCTCAGGAAAGGCAGGAATGCGCCAAACATTTGTGCCTTTCCCCTTGATGTTGAAGAAGTGGGGAACAGCACCATGCTTCCGCAGCCATGACCACAATTGACGTTCATCAATCCGGACTCGATTGGTTTCCAGAAATGCCTTGAACTTTACTGCACTGAAGAATGTGGAACCAATTAGTGGCTTGTCTGCTTCCTCTTCCGGGTTCCGGGGAGTCCAAGGCTTGCCCATGGACATCTCCTCCCGGTCACGTGCCTGTGCCCTCTGTGTGCAGAACTCCTCCAGCAATGCCAGCATCTGTCCTTCCGGTCTAGCATCTGGCGGAGCCTCCTGGATCTCAACATTGGCCAACTTCTCCGCAACTAGCTCCTTCCATGCCTTGGGCTTGATTGTGGCTGGCCACTTGTTCAACTCCTCCACAGCACGAGTTTGGAACCGATTTTGGTCCTTCAACTCTGCGGTAGTCAGCTCAATCCTCTCTCCATCAACATCCCATATCCAGATTGGAGGAGAGGTTGTGATCTTGACTAGGTTCCCGAACACCACCCCGGAATCCCCTTCTGACGTCCCGATCCCGTACTTCCGGGTCAGGCATATTTGACGGCTGCAACAGGCATTGATCGGGGCATCATTGCATTTGAACTCATACGTCTTGCGTCGCAAACTCCGGATGACACTAGCAACCTCTTTGTGTCCTAATGGTGGATCTAAAAACTTGCTGTTGTACTCATCCAGCTTGTCTTCCCAGAAATCATCTCCATATCGTTTCCGGAGGTACACCCCGATATTGAACAGCCCATTGTTCCGACTCCCCTCCC